GGTATTGGGTTTTATACTGTTTATGATCTTGGTTTGCTTCCAGGTTGGGCAGGTCTGGCAAAGTTTGGGAGTTATGATATAGGCAAAAATTAATTGTCAGTATAGTTTATAGGGGCAAATTTGCCGTTCCTGGGTTTGGTTGGCTGTTTATACCTTATTGCCTGTTTTGTGGCTTAATCGGCAAATTATTGGAAACTGGGTTTATATAGGGTTTGGGTATCGTTAATATTTTACCGCTTATGGTGGTTTTATTGATTAGTTACCGTAAAAATAAATGGTAAAAAACTTGGATTAGCGTAAATGTTAGCGTATTTTAGCGTAATTATTCACCAATTAAAACTTTACGCTAATGATTACAGTAAATTGCCTTGAATGTGGAAAATCTTTTGAAGCCCAAAGAAGTTCTGCAAAATTTTGTTCTGCTAATTGCAGGGTTAAATTTAACAACAAAGAACCTATTATTGTTCCTGAAATTCCGGTTATTATTCCCAAAACAGAATTAGTAGTTGATGAAGTTGGATTAAAAGAAAAGCCTTCTAAAAAAATACTTTCTACTTCAAATGAAACGATGGATAAAATCAACAAAGATTTTGGTGCAGGAACAGTAATGATGTTTGGTGCGAAACCAGACTCAAAATACCAAACAATATCTACGGGTTCACTTTTATTAAATGAGGCATTAGGAATTGGCGGATTACCAAGAGGCAGAATAGTTGAAATTTTTGGATGGGAAAGTTCCGGTAAAACAACGATTGCTTTATACGCTATTGCCGATGCCCAAAAACAAGGGTTGAAATGTTTATTGGTAGATGCTGAAAATGCTTTTGACCCCGAATATGCGGCAGCTTTGGGAGTAAATGTAGATGAATTACAATATTGTCAACCGTCATGTGGAGAACAGGGTTTTGAAGTTGCGGATAGATTAATGAGTTCAGGCAAAGCGGATGTAGTGGTTATTGATAGTGTTGCGGCAATGATACCAAAAGCCGAATTGGAAGGGGAGTGCGGTGATAATAAAATGGGATTACACGCAAGATTAATGTCGCAGGTTTGCAGAAAAATGGTTGGGACAATAGCTAAACATGATTGCCTTTGTATTTTCATTAATCAGTTAAGGCATAAAATCGGGGTACTACATGGCAGTCCAGAAGTTACAACAGGCGGGATGTCTTTGCAGTTTTACGCTTCTGTTCGATTAGAGGTAAGGCGTTCAATAACTAATGATAATTCAGTATTTGCAAATGGTGTTAAAGAGGGTAATCAAACTACTGTTAAGGTTATCAAGAATAAATGTGCAGCACCTTTTAGAAAAGCTGTTTTTAATATCATGTACGGAACCGGAATAGACACACTGGGAGAAATTGTTGAATTAGCAATAGAGAAAGGGGTTATTAAAAAAAGTGGTAGCTGGTTTAGTTACAACGGATCTCAAATAGGACAAGGCATAGATTCGGTAAAACAACTCCTGAATGATAATGAAGAAATGAAAAATGAGATTGAGGCTAAAATAAAATCAGTAAACCAGGGAAAATAAAATACAACCAATAATATGACCAAAGAAGAAAGACAGCATTACATGGCAGATTATAACCGTCATTATTATTCATTAAGAAGTGGTAGGGAAACTGTAAAAGAAATGATGAAGGATATATTACTGGTTATTCCACCAACAAGAATTAATTTTAATGGGGCAGACCAGGATGAACCAATAGTGTGTGCAGAATTTGGTTGTTCCAAACATTTATCATTGACCGAACAACTGGCATCTAAGTTCTGCATAAACCATCAATCCCAAAAGAAAATTGATTGTATCTAAATACTTATCATTCCCAATAAAACAAACAGGTTAAAATCCTTACAAGAATCAGGGTAAGGTAAAAGCCACTCTAACAGGTGGCTTTTTTATTTTATCCCATATTACAAAGGTTGTTAAAAAATAGGGAATGTAATACACCTACCATTGCTATTATACCAATACCTGTTATTTGGTGATACCCTTAACCCAGAATTTTCATTAATTCTATTCCATAAATAAGTAGCCCCATCTGTTTTTATTAATCGAAAATAATTTTTACACTTAGAGTATTCAACAATAAGGTTCGATTTGTTTGTGTCAAAAAATATATTAGATGACTCTATTTCTCTCCTTAGTTTATATTTTTTATATGTTGGTAATGGCATATTACAAAGGTTGTTTGTTTACGGGTGGTAAGGGGATAATTTTATAAAGGTGAGCAGATAAATCTTCCAGCGGCCCCCATTCTTCGCCATCCCCATTAAGCAATCCAAAATACCATGCAGGATTGCCATCTTCATCTTCCCCGTCTAATTTTTTAATTTGCCAAACCGTATAATCCCAAAGCAAATCTTCATCATTCCTTTCATATTTAGTGGCTGAAACAAACACACATTCCTTATTTGGCTTTTCGCTTACCCATCCATCCTGTACAGGGGTAGAGGGTTGGGATTTGAGCCTGTCGGTCATTTGGTCATAAGCAATTAAAATATCATCAACGCTTGTTCTTAAATCGTTTCTCCACTCATAAGAACCAATAAAAGCAGTAAATTTATTCCTTGCATTATGGATGTACTCCAAAAATTCCTCCACCTCCCCTCCCTGTTTACCATCCTCTACTGGTGGGCTTGGTAAAAGGTCATCAACGTAATCTTCACCGCTTAAATATCTGTCGCCTCCATAGGCACTATCCCATGCGTTAATTACATCTTGTCGGCTGTAAAGCTGTTCCTGTTGATTTGTGTTTGTCATGGTTGTTTGTTTTTTAGATAAAAGTAAATTGCCGCATCCATTAATCTTTGGCCATGCCGTATTGCTGTTTTAGGTGGTGGTTAATATGATTTCCAACTGTAGCCGCAATCCATACAGGTAGCGATATTACATTGATTTGATGGAGGATTACAAGCCATTAATGTTACCATTGTATAATAATGCTTACAGGAATCAGGGTTTACTTTTCCTACAACCGCAGGGGAAGTAAGCTTATATACTGAATCTGATGGGCAATGGCATAATACTAATCCTTTACCAAAATCAAATTTCTGCGGCTTCTTATAAACCGTACATGATGCCAAGAAAATAATTACTAAAACGTATTTCATATCCTTACTTTATTTAGTTTATAATTGGTTAATTGCTGTGCGTACTTGTTGCCAGTAGGTAACGAATGATGATGTTTCTTTGTTCCATCCATGCTTACAATTCAATATTTCATCCACACAAATAAGGGCGCACTGTTTTGCTATGTCTAAATTCACAACACAATGAACTATTCCATTATAACAACATTCAGGCTTATCGCAATAACTGTCATGCTCACATTCCTGCCCTACCTTAGTTAAAAACTTCTCCATAAGTTCCTTAGCCTTCCCCTCTGCATCCTTTGGTAGTTCCGCTACTGGTGCAGGGGTTAGGTAGTTACCGCAATCTGATTCTGGAACTATATCACGTTTATTACTGTTCATTGGTTTTAATTTTACTTTTTACAACAACTTTTTTAATTCCAAACTTAGCCATACAATCCCATTCCCCGGTGATTGCTTGACCGTCAAGGTTGACGTACTGGTATTTTGGCTTTTTCTTTTTCATTGGTCAGTGGGGTTTAGGGGTTAAGTGTTTAATTGTTTTTATTTTTTACTCCCCATGTAAGTACAGGGGGTTAATTATCCACCACAGGCATCATCAATAGCATCTTCTAAATCTTCACCTGCTGATTGAAGTAGCTCCTTAGTGGCATCAGCTTCTTCACCTGTTGCAATATTCACAACATCCTTTACAACTGCCACAGGGGTTAATACTGTCTTTACTATTGCGCTTGTAATACTTGAAAAGAATCCCATAATTCATATTTTAAACTGTTTAAAAATCTCTTTGTATAGGGCTTAGGTGGTTGGGTTTTGGTTAGTGGTATTATCTTTTCGTAAATTTTATAATGGCATTAACGATGACTGCCCTTTCAAATTGGTCAGGAATAATACCATCATAAGTTGCAACCAAGTTTGCACATCTTTTCACAGCCCTGTTATACAAATCTTTTTCACGTTTTGTATAAACTTTCCTTTTGGTTAAAGCGGTTTCATCTTCCCTATAAAAACCCTTTTTCATAATTTAACTGTTTTTTTGGTTATTACTTTATATGGTTAGCTTCTACAATTCTTAGTTTGGCCCGGAGATCAATCAGTAGTTGCTTTAATTCTGAAATTCCGTAACTGTACGGTTCCTGGGCTATTTCACGAAGCTGATCTGGCAAGCCTGGATATTCTTCATTTAATCTTTCGGCATAAATTTTTAAATTTCCTTCTAAATTTTCATTACAGGTTTTGCACTGTACACGGGCATTACGAAAATCCCAACGTAACTGTGTTTCACCCCTTTTAATAAAGTGTCCGCATTGCATAAATGGCATTGACCAGTGAGCGATATTGGTACAAGTGTAACAAGAAACTAAACCATCATCATTATCGGCTGCGGTCATTTTTACTATTCTCCTGAAACAATAATCCAGATCATATTTTAAAGCCTGTCTGCTGGCCGCATCGTAATTCCCTTCCTGTACTTGCTTATTTCCAAGTGATCTGACTTTATTATTTTGATTTGTTTTTGAGGCATACTGCTTTCTTTTCATGTTTTGGTAGCTATTCAAACAGTAAAATATCTTACCCACTTTCCGGCCATGTACGCTTATTCCACCACATCCGCAGGAACAGTCACCGATTTTAAATTGCTGGAGATTACTCATTCGTTTTGCGGTTATTTGAAAACAAAAGTAAATAATTATTTTTATTTTCCAAATATTGTTTTTATGTTTGTGGAAACTTTTTAAAAATGGCAACAATAAAAGCAGCATTAACCATCGGTGAACAAATAGATCGCTACAAGGATGGTAGAACCCAAAAATCTATTATAGCAAAACTCCAGGAAAAAGGTATCAGTATTACCGAGGTTCAGTTTTCCAACAAAAAAAATGGAAACTGTTTTGAAGAAGCAGAACTTACTGCACTTTCAGAAATATTAGGAATCAATCTTGTTCAAAACCCTGCTTAATATTGCTAATAATGGCAAAAATTACTTACGTAGAGAAATTAAAAGATCCACGTTGGCAAAAGAAACGACTTGAAATTTTATCAAGGGATAACTTTACTTGCACCAATGGGGGTTGTTTTGATAAAACATCTACTTTACACGTACATCATCTTGATTATATTTCGGGTAACGATCCGTGGGATTACCCTAATGAGTATTTTATGACTGTGTGCGAAAGTTGCCATGATGAAATAAATAAGGAACGCCCTGTTTATGAAAAAGAAATAATAAAACAATTAAGGCTAAAACTTAAAGACACATTTATTCAAAGTTGCGCTGTTCAATTATTTACATCTTTAACCGAAGAAGAATTACATGACCTAATTTATATGTTATGGGAAATAAAGGATTTTAAAAAAGAGATTTACAACGCTGTTTTGAATGCGTACCATGAAGTAACAGAAAGGCCAATTGAGCCTGTTAAAAAAGCCTTAAAAAAAAAGGAGGTGATTAGTGGCAAGGATTAGAACTATAAAACCGGAATTTTATAGGCATCATGATCTTTTTTTAGCTGAAAAGGAATCAGGGTTGCCATTAAGACTTGCCTTCTCTGGGCTATGGCTTTGTGCTGATAAAGAGGGACGGTTTAAATGGAATCCAAACCAATTAAAGTTAGATGTGCTGCCGTATGATGAATTAAACTTTGAAAATGTTTTAAATTCTCTGGAAAAAAATGAGTTTTTGAAAAAGTATGAGGTAGAGAATAAATTTTACGGGGTTATTCCATCATTCAAAGAACACCAAAGAATTACTGGATCAGAAGCAACTTATGAAAGCAAAATACCTTCACCACCAATAGGTTATGAAACAGGAAACACTTTGGAAACACCAAAGAATAATATAGGAAACAACTTGGACGACAGGAAAGGGAAAGGGAATAGGAAAGGGAATAAGGAAAAGGAAAGGATTATAGGAAAGGAAGAACCTGTAAAATTTGATCTTGAATTAATTTATCAAAAAAATTGGGAAGAATACCGAACAATCCTAAATGGCCAGGCTTCAAAATTGAGCGAAATTATTTTTATAAAATGGAAGGAATTTGTTGATTTTATAAAAGAAAATAATTACGATGAAATTTTTAGGGCAAAATTTGTTACCCCAATTGATTTTGGAGAATTAATTACACAAAAAGGATTTCTGCCGGATAAATGGAAAGGGGTAGTTGAAGGAATATTATCAACCGGAGTAACGCCACAGCAAAATTTATTTTTTAGAATCCCACAATATTTAGAATACGAAAATAAAAAACATGGAAACGCAAAACAATCAGGTACAAAAAACACAGGAGAATACAGGAGTGGCGTTAAGGATGAATTTAATAAACGCTATGGTGGCAGGTGATAAACTGCAAGTATCTACAATTTTAAGAGATTATAAGACACCGCAAGGCCTTGTGAAATACGATAAAGTTTTATCTATCCCTTTGAGTGAAAGGATACCCGAATTAGCTAAAAAAGATTTTGCAAATATTGTTGGAATTATTACCGCAGCATTGACATTAGCTTTTGAAGGGATGAACTTAAACCGTGGGATGAACCCTATTCAAACACTTGATTTAGCAGAAGCGGTAATTGATACCGCTGGAGAAGATAACCTGGCTATGGAGGATTTGATGTTGTTTCTACAAAAATTAGTAAGGGGTGAGTACGGGGCAATGTATGAAAGTATGGATATTCCAAAATTTATGACAGCCTTTGAAAAATATAGAGAAGAACGCTGGCAGCAATTAAATAATATTCGTGATGAACAGGCAACTCAACATAAAGTAATGGGTGATCCAGGAAGAACCGGGGAACCGGATGAATTATCAGAACATTTTTCCAAGATGGCTGATTCTATGTCCAGAATGAATAGTGAATTAAAGGCAACCAGAAAAGAGAATATAGAACTCAAAAAAAATATATAGTAGCAGAATATTTAAAACCATCGAATTAAAATTATGCAGGAATTACAGAAAATAGAGTTTTTTCAATTAAGGCCAAGTTCTAAAAGAGAAAAGAATATTGCTAAGTTAATTCGTAGCCAATTTGAAAAAAGAAAAACAGAAGCAGAAAAGTTTCAGCAAAAAATAAAGCGTATTAGGAAAATATCAGAAAAAGTAAACGCTAATAGTAGCATTAATACTTAAAACAAACCGAATGACTGACACAAGCCGTTTTGCATATTCTGTAATCATGGCTCCAAATGCCAGGGACACGATTAATAAAAAAATAATCTTGGCTTTGGAGTGGATCATGGACGGAACAAATTATGAGATTGCAGCACAGATAAGATGCAAGCCTGAAAAGGTATGGAAGCGCACAGGCGTATCAGAGTTATCAAATCCTGTGGACGGGGCTTTATTCGATACTGGGTTACGCAGAAATTCACCGGATGGAAACCCTTGCATTGTTTATGCTTTAAGTTCCCGTAGATCAGAATACGCAAATGTTAAACCACCAGAAAGATTTAATCCAGATGAAAGCCATGTAGCTGATTTCGCAAACGTATTAATTGCTAAAGGTGAAAACGCTAAGAAAGAAAAAGAAAATATTATCACTCAAAGATTGGAACAAACAGAATTATTTTAAAATTTAAAACAACAACATGAAAAAAGTACTATTATTTTTATTCGCAGCAGTTTTAATTTCCTTTATTCCTGAACCCGAAAAAGAGTATGTAGCAAAGTTGAGTTTGCAGGAATGGAATATTTTAATTTCAGATCAGGGAGATGTAGCACCAAACGCCAGGAAAGGGGTAATTCAAAAAGTAGTTGGGCAAATACAGCCACAAATTCAAGCCGATACGATTAAGAACAAAAAGTAAATCTAAGCCTTCACCATCTAAACCTTAAATGTTATGAAAGTATTACTTATTTGTTTAACCATCGTTTGTATATGTTGGATTGGGTATAATATTGTGTTTATAGTTGATAAATCTAACGATGATTTGCTATACAAAAAATATGTAGTAAAAAGCGATTGTGAGTTTAAATTACCATACCAATATTCGTTAGTTAAAAATGAATCAACAGGGGAATATGCGATTTTATTTATGCACATCAATAAATTCCCTCATTACTTAATACTTAAAAGGTACATTTCGGGGTCTGACTTTTATTCAAATATGGGATATGATTATGAGGCAATAACATTTACTGATAGCTGTAAAGCAAAAGGGTTTGCAAAAATGTACTTTAAAAAAGAGGCAAGCGAAAATAAAAAATATGTTTTCACTCCTGTTAATTAACCCTCAACAGAACTACTAAAGGAAAGGGAATCTAATCTTCAACCACAAAACACATAAATACTACCAATTATGAAATATATTATTCTATCCTTAGTCTTGTGTGCTTTTATTTTTGGGTGCAATGATGGGTATGTAAAAAATGGTAAGCACGTATATCCTAAATATCGTCCATTACTTTCAAAGTACTATGATTCAGTTGAAAAGTATTATGTTATAAAATCTGAATGTGGCAATGAACTTTATAAATACTATTCAGCAAAATATGATAGTGCCTATAAATTAGTATATCCCGAAGGGAACCCTTCAGCAGAAGCAGATAAAAAGTTTGACACAGTTTGTTACCCAATAAAATAAATACTACCAATCAAAGTAAACAATAAAACCTATTAACATGAGACTTATAGTGAAAAAGAAGTTTTGGAAGTAGTAAGACAAGTTTTATTTTATGGCACTCCTGAATATTATGAACAGGGTGGCGTGAATAAAAATATAAATTTCCCACCAAACGGAACTTATAAAAAAGCTAAATCATACTTTGAAAAATACTATCTAAAAATCAACAATCTAAACCAATAGAACCATGAGTAATACACCAAAGTTTGAATGGACAGATGAACTTGTAAGAGAGTTTTTAGTTTTTTCCGAAAATCAACCACCGCCTTATAATGGCAGGTGGGCAGATATTGTCAAATTCAAACAATCAAAGCAACCACCACTATCTAAGGATAAGGAAAGGATAGAAGTAAGGAGTTTTAATCAATATTCAGATGATTCTCAAAACTATCATTTTTATACGACAAGATATATCCCAATCGAAAGATACGAAGCAATAAAACAAGCCATAGAAAACGTACTTAATGGTGGCGAACCAAAAACAGATACAGTAGTAGAGGATAAGGGTTTGAAAACAGGAATAATGAGCCAAATGGATATGTACCAAATGGGGTATAAAGATGGCACAAAATATGGCAACATAGGAACGTACACCCAATCCGAAGTAGATGCTATAAGAGAAGACCTTGATTTGGCTATTTGTTATTTAAAAGCATTTGTTGACTTAAATAAGGGTGGTATCAAAGCCGATGAAACAAGCAAGGATGCCAAAAAAATTATTGAATTATATGAATCAAAACACAACTCCCTTAACCCCGATAACAAAGCATACACAGGTAAGGAAGAAAAAGATATAGAAGCCTATGCAGGTATGTTTGACAATGACCCCGAAACAGATACAGGTAAGGATAGTAAGGAATGGGAAATAACAGAAGTGGTTGATAGTTTCCGGGGTGTAATTAAAGTTGGTGGTGACAGTCCTTTCAAATATGTAGAAGGAGAACCAATTCATTCAGTAAAACGCTTATCAGATAACAGAATTATTTCCGTTGGTGATGAAAGTAACAAAGGTAAAATATCCAAGATAGAAAAGTCTGACAAGCACAGTTATGAGTTTGTTTTTTACATGGAAGAAAAAGGCGGGTTTAATCCTAACTTCCCATTCTTTGCACACGAATTTTTGAGTTACCAACCTGCCCAAAGACCCGCACCATCCACAGAAAAAACAGTAACAGATAACACTGATGTAGCCTGTCTTAGTTTAAATGATGTAATGGAAATAGTAAGAGGATTAGGGGATTGTACAACCGGAAAAGACAATCGTAGTTATATAAATTCAATGCTATATAGAAAAGTAAAACAAAAACTAAACAAATAAAATGAGAAAACCAATAGGGCGTTTTTCAGAAACCCAGAGAAAGGTACAGGCTATCTTAGCTATGCCGGAGCCGGTGAGGTTGCAAAAGAAAAAAACTGTTTGTGTGAATGAAATAGTTTCTGTATTGAACAGGTTTGATAATAAAATTGAATTAGCACTTTATTTAAGCAAATGAAAAAATACACACTGACAGTACTTAGCAATCTAAAACCTGGGGATACGTTCTATAAAGACGATGATGATCTGGAAATAGTTTATGAGGTTCTGCCTGTTGTTCCATGCGCCGGTATGATGTCAGTTAAAAAGGGTGAACTAATGCTACCGGATATGTTGCCCAAGAAACAAGCAGTAATATTTTTAAAACATAAAATAATCACATAAAAAACTAAAACTTATGTCAAAAACAACCCAATTAAATTTACCGTATTTAGAAATCAAAGAAGTTGCGAATAGAAAATATTTGCGTGAAAACTTTAAACAGACCGGAAGGGCAAGCTACTACATTGAATTTTCAAAAATAAAAGTACGGGAGAATTTTAATAAGCGGATTGTGTTTGACGAAATCCAGGAATTGAGTGAATCTATTTTTATTCATAATCTCAAAGACCCATTTGTATTGGATATATTGCCAGATGGAACGGCATACATAGAAGAAGGCCACAGGCGACATAAAGCAATATCATTACTTATTGAAAAGAAACGGGAAGGATGGACACCTGAAACATTGGTTGAATTTTTCTCCAATAAAAACGATGTAACCGAATTGGATAGAATGGTTAACCAGTATACTTCAAATAACCACAAGAAAAAATTAAAACCATTTGAATCCGCAGCCGTGGCATACGATGTTAAATTTAATTATTCTGAAAAGCCAAAATCAAATGAAGAAGTTGCGGAATTAATGGGTGTTTCCAGACAGCAGGTAGATAATTATATTTTAATTGCTTCCGCAGATGATCGCATTAAAAATGAAATGATGTTGGCTGATATGAAGCTGACCGAATGTGTGACATTGATAAAAGGGAAAAAGAAAGCCGATAAGCAAACCGACAAGGTAGAAGAAGATAGCCACAAAAACACGGCATCACCTACCCCGTTTCCAAAAGATGAATTAGCCGGTGAAATTAAAGAATTGGGCGAACTGGATAAACAGGTAGAAGAAATACGCACCACCAATCCAGAATTAAAAGAATACGAAAGAAAAGGACTTGACCTTGTGGGTAATACAGTTGCTAATAATAGCACAGAAAAAACGGAAGATGATGGAACGGTTAAGTATGACGAAAGCCGGGATGAAGTTAAGCAGATCCAGAACTGTATAAAACTTGCCGACAAACTGGAGGCCATCACAAATAAATTTGACATACCGGAAGGCAGTAAAAAAGATGTAGCCGATATTGTAAAGTGGATGCAAAAAGATTTAGCAGAGGTAAGAACCTGGATTCACAAAAATAAAAAACAAAACAAAGCCCGTTAATGACACAGGTTGAAAAAGATATTACAGCAGAAGTCATTCGCCGGTTATACCAACGGAAAAATTCTTGCTTTAAATTTCCTAATCCTTATTACAGGAAAGGGGAGTACCCAACTGAATATCAGGAGTTGAAAATAAAAATCATTCAATTAGAAAAACTTATAAAATAAAAACTATGAACCCAAAAGAAAAAGAAGTACAAGAGCCGAAACAGCCAACAGAACTTAATGTAAGTGAAGGTGCTGAATCAATACAGGAATTGGATTGGGAAGTAACTACAGAACAGTCATGTGGGGATAGTGTAATACCAATAAGATAAATTATTTTTAACTATAAAAAATACAATTATGTTTAATCTAAAAAGAAAAGTACAGCAGTTGGCACAGCCAAAGGTTGATACAAATGTATTGGTTGCCCAAATTCATTCAGACTTTGATACAGCAACCGAAAGGCTATTGAATGAAGCTAAGAGTATCTTAGCTAAAAATATTGATACATCCAAAGGGGAAGCCCTACGAAAATTAGGATTTGTAAGTTCAAAACCATCCATTGATTCAGCAGAAGATATAAGAACAAAACAGGAAAGCGAACAGTTAGCCAAACACATTGAATATTACTCAACATTTTATCCAAACAGTAAATTCATTACAGAAAAAGAGGTAGAAAAAATCTGTAAGAAGTATGGTTTATTGTGCGGTAATGTTGGATACTATATTGGTGATGTACCCGATAAGAACGTAACAGAAATATCAAAATTTAAGTTACGTGAAGAAGATTGCAAGAAACATGCTTGCGGATGGTATAAGTATGAATATATCAGTAGAGGTGTATTGAGTAGAGGTTTTTATTTGCCGTGTGCAGAAAATCAAGGAAGTTATGGTTGGATTAAAACATCGGCAAACTGGCGAAGGGGGGACACTCTAATCCGGACTGATATTAAACAGAAAAGTGAATATGAAAAACCCGAATTTAAAATCTGTGCATCCGTAAAAGATTTTGATATGAACCAAATGAGAGTAACAGACGGGTATAAACTTGAACAAAACATTCCTGACCCAATAGTATTGCAACCCGTTAATGGCGGTTATTTAATAGTTTCAAAATGGGGATTAGAAGGACAGGATGAATCACTGGTTAACGAAAAACTGAACTAACTATAAACCATGAACGAACAATTAAGAAAATATCTGTTAAGCCTAAACTGTAAGATTATTAATCCAATCAGAAAAAGTTTAACAGATAGTACAACCGTTGGATGGTACTGCAAATCCAGTTCAGTTTTAAGAAAAGAAGAACACCTGGGGCTGATTAAAAAGTTCATAAAGGGAAACGAAATTGATTGTTATATTTCCGACAGTGCAGAAAACAGATCAGAATTTATTATTTTTATCAATAAATAATATGTCACAATCCTACTGTAATAATTGTAAAGAAATAATGCCACTAAGAACGCATATTAAAAAAGCGGTTTGTGAATGTGGCAGTAAAGATTTAATAGTAGCAATCGGAGAATGGAATGACAAGTGCGGCTTTGATTATTTTGACAGGTCAGGAAAGTTTCTGAAATTCGTTCCACACACACCTTATGGTGAACCGGAGCAGCCACAAGAAATAAAACAACATTTGCCAACAGTAAAACAATTAACGCTTCAATTATGAAATTAGATAAGCACATACCAGAAAAAGACAAAGTTGAAATTGTAAACCAGGCAGAGAAGAAATACGAATTAAAGAAGCTGGGAACCATTACACCACAAAGAGGCCATGTCTTATTTCAAATAAATACGCAAACAGGAGATATAGAACTTGCAGAATATGAAAAGGTAGATGCCTTATTACCCACAAGAATAAATAAAGCTGATGCCGGTATAGTAAAAAAGGTATTGATTAAAACAGGTTGTGTTTATGTATCAGCACTAAATAAAAAGAACGCAATAAAAAAATTTAATAAACGAGTAAAACAGCTAAATGGAAGATAGAAAAATTTCACTTGTAATCCCGACATATAACCGGGTTGATGTTTTAGTAGAAAGTTTCAGCAAGGTTATTGCCGATGAAAGAATATCGGATATTTATATTTCAGATGATGCCAGCGATCTTGAAATATTTAAACAGGTAAAAACAATTATTGATGTTTTAAATCAGTCTTATGGCAATAAGATAACTTTAAGCCGTAACCTTTCCAATCAAGATTGTTACTTCAACAAAAGAACAGCAGTATTTGGGGCCAAGCAACCATTTTGTATTTTGCTGGATTCAGATAATGTCATTGATACCGATTATCTGGATAGAATATTTGAAATAACTGAATGGGATGCAGACACAATTTACACTCCCGAATATGCAATGCCAAACTTTGATTTCAGAGGGTATTCAGCCCTGTTAATTTCAAAAGAAAATGTAAATGAGTGGATTGATAAACCCATGTTTGAAACCTGTTTAAATGCGGCAAACTACTTTGTCAACAGGGAAAACTACCTACACAATTGGGATGGTACAGTAAACCCGGTTACTTCCGATTCAATCTATGTTTGTTACAACTGGCTCCGGTCTGGTAAAAAAATAAAAATAGTACAGGGATTACAGTACTTTCACCGTGTTCATTCAGGTAGCCATTATCAAAACAATGTCAGCCGAACACCACCAGGATTTCATCAATCAATATTAGATAAAATAAAACAACTAAAATGAGTGGCTATTTATCCGATAAAGACTATAACTTTATTTACTCAAAGTCAACAAGGGTATGTGTGGATATTTTATTGGTTGAAGCAGGTGAAGTATTTTTGATAAAAAGGGATATTGAGCCATATAAAGGAAAGTGGCATTTGCCCGGAGGTAGGATAAGATTCAGAGAAAGCATAGGTTCAGCAATAAACAGAATAGCAAAAGAAGAAATGGGGATACGGGTTTACGTTCCAAAATTGTTAGGATTTATGGAGTTCCCAAGAGAGGTACAAAAAGGGAATAAAAGGCATACTGTTTCACTTGTGTTTTCGGTATCGGTAAACCAAGTTCCTAAGAACGGGAAATTTTATGAATCAATACCCACAAAAACACATCCAGTTCACAGAAGATTTTTAATAATAAATAAAATAATATGAAACAAAAAACGGCAATAGTTTTTGGAGGACAAGGATTTCTTGGAATTAACACAGTTATCAAGTTAAAAGAATTAGGGTATTGGGTAAGATGTGTTGACATTAAAAAAAATGAGTTTACCGAATCACCGGCAGATGAAAATATATTTTGTGATTTAAGGGATTCCTTAGAGGCTTCAAAAGTGATGTTTTATACAAGCAATGATTCATTCGATGTTTGCTTTCAGTATAGTGCTTCTATGGGAGGAATGGGATTTTTAGCCACAGGTGAAAATGATTCAGAAATAATGTATGATTCAGCATTATTAAATTTGAATGTGGCACACTATGCTTCACTATTTAAAATTAAAAAAATATTTTGGAGTTCATCAGCTTGTGCTTATTCTGAAAAATTCCAAATGGGTACTGATAATGTTTCTTTGTCCGAAGATATGGTTTGGCATAGCAGACCGGAAAGTGCATACGGAATAGAAAAACTTTTTAGCGAATGTCTATATGATTCCTTTTACAGGAATAAAGGATTAAATATCAGGGTTGCCCGTTTTCATAATGTATTTGGTGAATTTACCACCTATGACGGAATAAGAGCCAAAGCCCCGGCCTCATTATCCCGTAAAGTTGCAATGGCTAAAGATGGTGACGAAATAGACGTATGGGGAGATGGTCAGGCTGTACGAAGTTTCTTATACATTGACGAAGCAATTGAAGGCGTATTAAGGCTGTTAGATAGCGACTATACAAACCCGATAAATATTGGAAGTTCAGAACTCATTTCAATTAATAATCTTGCACAAATGATAATTGATATTTCGGGCAAAAACCTTACAATAAAAAATGTCGAAGGTGTGCAGGGTGTAAGAGGCAGAAATAGTAATAATGAACTTTGTGAAACAGTTTTAAATTGGTCGCCATCAAAACCTTTAATTCAGGGAATTACACGCCTGTATAATTGGGTTAATTCAGAGGTACAAAAAACAAACAAATAAACGAATAACTATGAGCCATGTATCTTTTATCCCGGCAGGTAGAGCAGGTAATTTCTTTTTCACTTGTGCAGCAGCATTTGCGTATGCAAAAAAACACGGGTTAAAGTTCAGCGTACCGACAAGAACAAGCAATGAGTTCTGGTCGCCAATTTATTTAAAACACCTTCAAGACCCAACCTATAACGCAGGGATACCGGCAATAGTAGTAAAAGAAAAAAACTTCCATTATGATGAAATCCCTTTTGATGAATCCTGGAGAAACAATAACATTACCTTACAAGGATATTTTCAATCAGAACTTTATTTCAAAGACTATAAAGATGAAATGATTGAATCTTTTAATTTGCGTTGGGAATTGATACCAGATGTTTGTTCTATACAGGCAAGATTTGGGGATTATCTCACCATAGCAGGTAAGCACATCTTAGTAGATGAACCATACCTTACAAAAGCAATGGCATTGATAACAGAAAAAACAGGCATTACAAGGTTTAAAGTATTTTCAGATGATCTAAATTATTTTCAAAATAAATTCGGGCATCTGTATAATTTTGAGTACAGCACCAACAGCGATATTATGCAGGACTTTATAGAGATTAGTTGCTGCCACTCAAATATAAACAGCAGTAGTACTTTTTCATGGTGGTCGTCCTATATTAATCGTAACCATGATAAAGTAATTATTACACAAGAACTATGGTTCCAAGCGGGATGGGGAGGTGCTGATACCAAAGACATTATTCCTGACACATGGATAAAACTGTAAAAATGAAATTTAATTTAAGCCCATACCAATTAAGCATAGCCGAAAGAAGTGTGTATTCCCAAAAAGGGCAGGACGGTATTTTGGAATTAATATTTAGTCAGTTTGGAATTAAGAAAGGAACATTTGTGGAGTTCGGAGCAAGGGATGGGGTTGAACTATCTAACACCGCACATCTGCGTTTAAATAAAGGGTGGAGAGGGCTGCTTATGGATACAGAACCCTTATCTCCTATAGTTGAAAAAGAGTTTATAACAGCCCATAACATCAACCGGATATTTTCAATGTACAAAGTGTTTGAATTGGACTTGCTGTCTGTGGATATTGATGGGAATGAAGCGTACATACTTAATGCTATTAAGATTAAGCCAAAGGTGGTAATAACTGAATTTAATTCTAAGTTCTCAAACGATGAAAGCTACGCTATTGAATACGATTCTCAACATAAGTGGGCGGGGGACGACTATTATGGGGCAAGCCTGTTAGCATTAAACAGAATTATGAGTAGGAAAGGATATACATTAGTTTATACCGTAGCTGAACTTGACGCTGTTTTTATAAGAAATGATTTGTTGCATGAAGATTATGTACCAACACCAATTGAAATTCTTTTTCCTGAACCAATTATTGCACATACAATAGTCAGCAATAAAAAATGGGTAAAAATATAAAAACATAAATTATGGGATACGAGTTAAATGGGGTTAATACTGGCGGCATACCGATGTATTTGATTAATCATCTTATACACTATGTAGAGATACCAACATTAGTGGAGTGTGGTACAGCCGGTGGAGATAGTACAAGAATAGCTGCAAAGCATTTTGAAAAAGTAATAACAATTGAGTTAATAGAAAATCGTGCAGTAATAGATGAAACCATTGAAAACGTAACATGGCTTACCGGACACACCGTTGATCTGTTACCAAAAATAATTGATGGTTTAATTGCAGAAAAAAATAAGATACCACAGCCGGATAAGGATGTTCCGGTTTATAACTATGCCATGTTTTTTATTGATTCGCATTACAGCGATCCCGAACCAAACCAAAGTCAATTTTCAGAATGTCCATTAATGGAAGAACTGGATGCAATAGCAAGGTATCAGGCAGATGCAATAATAATCATTGATGATGCCCGTTTATTTTTAGGACAACCACCTGCACCGCTTAACCCTACAGAATGGCCTTCTATTCATGAAATATTTATTAAATTAAAAACCCTTTACCCACATAATTATTCTACCATAACGGATGATTACATAATTTCATTACCTGAAAGATTACGTGAACCAATTGATGCAGAATGGAGGGGGAGGTTTAATATCAGGTATCCAAATGCAGCCGATAAATTAAAGTCGGAAGTTAAAAATGTTTATTCAGCATTTAAAAATTATATCCAATGAGTTTACTTGATGATTGCTACATTTCTTATTTAAACCTTGACCAAAGATTAGACCGCAGGGAGCATATTGAAAAAGAATTATATCGTGTCGGTTTAGTTGCCGGAAGAACAAGGGGTAAGTTGCCAGAAGAATACGATATGACCGAGCATAGGTTTAAGGTAATGGCTGGGCGAACTCCTGGTGCTGTCGGATGTTGGATGGGGATGCGGGAAATGATGGTAGAAGCAATTAAACAAAATAAGCACTGTTTCGTTTTAGAGGACGATGTTGTGATGGCTACTGACTTCAAAGAACGCATTGATTACATGGAAAAGTTTTTTGAAACACACGATTGGGATATATTTTTTGGAGGTGCTTTATTCCACTGCAATCCCCCGCATTGGCACAATGGGAATGGGTATATGCTAAATGGTAGCAATATTGGAAGGGACGCAGAATTAACAGACGACCCAAGAGTGATAAGAGTTCTGGGTTGTTTCAGTACGCATTGCTGGATAATAAAAAGAGAATCGGTTCAAAAGGTAATGGATATGTTGGATAGTGTTATGCACCGTTCCATAGGTATAGATCACGCCTGTATCATTATAGAGCCTGAATTAAACTGCTTTACTTTTGTTGGCGGTTCGGCAAAGCAGATTGATAATATGTCAAATATTGGAACCGGAATGACCATATACTCAAACTTCGCAAGGCTTAATGGAAACGAAGAAAATTCAATATATTGGTTTACCGATAAGATAGATGATTTTGACCCTTTAAATTTTAATTGGCACGAGTTAAAAAAATAACTATATTAGTGTTGTAAATCACAGTTCAGTTATGAAATTATTCACGATAAATTCCTGTAAGCAGATGCACCTTCACTTAAAACTGATTGTGATTTACCTTCTGTTTGCAGGATTTTGTTTTTATGAAACCAGACTATTTTAATTTTGTAGGACAAAGATTTAGCAAATTAATTATATTAGAATTGTTGCCATTTCAAAAAGGGGAAGAAGTAAAGTTTAAATGCCTATGTGACTGTGGAAAAGTTAAAGATATATTTGCAAGAAATATAAAAAGGGGATTAACTAAATCATGCGGTTGTGGAATAGGAGAAATGGCAAAATTGATTCATACGCATCATGGCAACCATACATTAACATTCACAACATCTGAATATAATGCTTGGTGTAATATGAAAGCAAGATGTGGACGACCTAATCATCCACAATATCCTGATTACGGAGCGAGAGGAATATTTGTATGTGATAGATGGATTTCAAGTTTTGAAAATTTTATTTTAGATATGGGCGATAAGCCAAGCGAAAAACATACTTTAGAGAGAGTAGATAATGATAAAGAATATAGCCCTGAAAATTGTAAATGGGATACACGCCCCAATCAAAATAGAAACAGAAGGAGTAATGTATATATTGAATATAATGGGCTTAATTTATGTATTCAAGATTGGGCTATTTTATTAAATACCAAATTTATGAATATAAAAAACGCTTTAGTAAGGGGAAAGACTTTTGATTATATCTATAACAAGTATAAAAAAAACGAAAATGATAACTTATAGGAGAGAATTACCAAGTCTTTTAAAGCAGTTAGGATTGCCAAAGACAGCCGCAGAAATCGGATGTGCAGAAGGGTATAACTCCCATGAACTTTTAACCAATGGCATAGAAAAATTATACATGGTTGATAACTGGGGTAAAATATTAGGAATAACCGGAGATGGAAACAACCACCAGGATTGGCATGATAAAAATTATGACGATGCCATGAAACGAATTGAACCGTTTAAAGAAAATGTAACAGTACTTCGTGGACTATCAGTAGAAATGGCTGATTACATTGAAGATGGTACATTGGGATTGGCATACGTTGACTGTAATCATTCATACGAAGGCGTGAGTGGGGATATACCCGCCTATTGGAGTAAATTAGTTCCGGGTGGAGTAATGGCGTTTCACGATTATGAAAATCCTGCATACGGGGTTAAGCAAGCAGTAAAAGAATTTGCAGAAGCCAATGGCCTTGAAATACATTTGATACCTGAAAATAAATTGGAAGATGCCGGGGCTTTAATAATAAAAAAATGAAAAAGAAATTAAATTTTATAATACCATTAGTTATTTATCCATTTGATGTAATGGTTTCTTTTGGGGAAACTAACGAAGAAATAGATAAGCATTTTAAAAAGTACAATTTATCTGCCGATGATATATCTATGGCAACAATAACGAGCAAGACGGTGCAAGGGAGAACGGTAATGTTTTCTACAAATCAGACATTAATACGTTTGGTTAAATTTACCGGCACACCTAAAGATTATGGTAATTTACAACACGAAATATTCCATGCAGTAACATTTGTCATGGATAGAATAGGAATGAAATTGGTAGTAGAGGAAAGTGATGAAGCCTATTCTTACCTAATTGATTACTTAACTGTTGAAATCTATAAAAAAATAAAATAAGATGCTAATAGAATTTAAAGATTTACTGCCACGCCATAACCTGAATATTAAAGGCATAGTTCATTGCGGTTCAAGCAGTGGACAAGAAAGACAAGCCTATGCAGATTTGGGAATTGAAAAAGTAATATGGATTGAAGCGGTAAAGGAAATTTATAATGAACTTATAGAAAACCTTAAACCGTATCCATTTCAGATAGGTGTTAATGCCTGTTTAGGAGAAGTAGATGGGAAGGATGTAGTATTTAATGTTTCAAACAATGAAGGTCAAAGTTCATCTTACTTGCAACTTGGTTTTCATAAAACAGCGCACCCAGAAGTTTCTTATGTTAGGCACTTTGAAACAAAAACAAAAACATTGCAAACGGTATTAAAAGAACTTGGTGTAGAAATAGGAGATGGGTGGTTGCTTGCTATTGATACGCAGGGGGCAGAGATATTTGTTCTAAAAGGTGCTGGTGACTTATTGAATAATTTCGATGCCATATATTTAGAAACAAATACAAAAGAAGTTTATGAAGGGTGTGCTTTAAAACCAGAGATCGAAGAATATCTTTCCAAGTACGATTATGAACCTGTAGAAGAATTTATTTATGAGCATTGGGGTTGGGGAGATCAATTACTAAAACGAAATAAGAAAAGCAATGTGGCATGATTACTTTAAACATATAGCCCTTATAAATCTTGAAAAAAGAACTGACAGGTTAGAATCAGCAAAAGGAGTTATGGAACTATTTGGGGTTAATTATCAACTATGGAAGGCAACCGATAACCCTGATTTCCCATGCCAGGGATTAGTAGATAGTATGCAAAGGTATTTTAGAAAAGTACTTGCAGCCGGTGGTGAAAGATGCCTGGTTTTTGAAGATGATATTTTACCACTTGTAGATGCACAAACATTTAATGAAACAATGGATAAGTGCATAGATCAGCTACCCGAAGATTGGGCTTTATTTTATTTGGGTGGTAACTGTGCATCAGGGTTACAAAAATTCCATTCTGAAAATCTATTGCCAGTAAGAATTATGTATGCTACCCATGCTACTGCATATTCAAAAAAAGCAATGGAATTTGTTTGTAGTAAAACAATAAATGAGCCGGTAGATAATTGCCTTGTAAGGGATTTTCAACCCAATAAAAAAGTGTTCATTTCATACCCAATGCTGTTCACTCAAAAACCTGATTATTCAGACATAGGGAAAGCGTTCACAGATTGGAGTAGGTTTTTGGAAACAAGGTATGAATCGGAAGTTAAAAAATTAAAACAAGACAGATAATGGCAAAACCAATAGCACTATTCTACTATCCTGACTTCATGTTTGATGAATCAAACGGTGAACGAAAAGGAGTTTCTGAAATAATACAAGCGTTCAATAAAATGATGCCTGATTATTACTGGCTATGCTTCCCAAACCATAACATTAAATTCCCAAAACTACAAGTGTACTTTGAAAAAGATTTTACAGATGTTGAGTACGATGAAATAATAGAAAAAATAAACCGTAAAATAGACAGTTTAAAGCCAAAGAACAATGTATCGTAAAGTACTTTGAACTACATAGTGCTTTATACTTAGTTTAGCTTTGAACTACATAGTACTTTGATGTGTGGTAAGGTGTGGAAACAATAGGATGCTGTCACAAATACAAAATGTGACGTAAAACATATAAAAATGACAGAAGAATTGCCAGTAAATGTGATTAATTTAATGCACCGGGAGGAAAGAAAATCACAGGCAGAGCAACAGGCAAAAGAACAAGGGTTTTACATAAAATTTTGGGAGGGTATAATTGATAGGCACGATAGAAAACGTGGAGTGCATTTAGCCCACCGGCAAATCGTACAGGATGCAAAAGATAATGGGTACAAAATGGTGTGTATTGCGGAGGATGATATTTTGTTCTTTAAATCACCAGATGGCAAACTTGCATGGGATTATTTTTTAGAAAAAATGCCAGATGAATTTCATACCTACCATGCTATGATTTATGCCGGAACAATTTTAAATAATAGGATAACAAGTTTATTCAGTAGCTTAACCCTTTACATAGTACATGAATCATTTTACGATTTCTATTTATCTTTACCTGAATCAATTCATCTTGATAGGCATTTAGGGCTTACCGCTAATATTCATAAATACATGATCTGCGACAAGTTTGTTTGTTACCAGGATGGAAGTAAAAGCGACAATAATTTTATGACCTGTGATTATAGTTCACATCTTATAGGCAGACCGATTTATGGAAAAGACTAAAAAAAAGAAACCTGCAAACATTCCATTGATTTCACAATTAGTTTCTGAAAGCGGAATCCCTGTTTTTAGAATTGAAAAAGAAGTGGGCATAGGTAGAAGTGTTTTATTAAGAGGGTTGCAGGAAAATACAAAACGGCCTTTACCTCCAAGATGGGAATTGCCATTAATGAAATATCTTAAAAAAAAGATAGCAGAAAAACAGGACGTAGAAATTCAGACAGAGGAAGTATTAATTGAAATGGGATTTGCACCACCTGAAAAAGAATCTAACCTTAAAGAAGAAATAAAAGAGAATAAAAAAGGGTGGTTGACTAAGTTGCAGAATTAATCTTTAAATGCTATTATTAGCGTTAGTTATTCTATTAATTTTAATCTGAAATATTTAACTACTAATTCTGTAACCGTATCGGCATCACACCTTTTTCTTAGAATAAGTATTCTCTTTTCTAAGGTTCTTTTATTGATACCTTTTTCATTGAAGATTTCTTTTACGGTATAACCGTCTGCTAACATTTGGAGTAATTCGCAATCTGTCATGGTAGTAAAAATACCTAAAAAATATTACACTACAAAGTTTTAGGCTATTTTATATATAATTTTATATGGAAATTTAACCGATAACGAAATAATTAATTTTATGGAAGGTGAAAATCAGGCAGCAGCCACAGCAGAAAATGCAGAAAATAAAGGAACTGGAAAGATAGTTTCAGCAGGAACCGTATCAAGTTTTAAAGCCAATCCTTTACCGAATTTAGAAGGGGCAGCAAACCAACAGCAGCCAGCAGCAGCAGCCGATACAGGTACAGCAGCACAAGCCACAGACACCAATACACAAGCTGCCGCAGCAGATACAGGCACACAGGCAGCAGCCACCACAGGAAATCAAATTGCCGACACCACAAAGCCTTTAACCGATGATGAAATTAAGGCTGAATACGAAAAACGGTTTCCACAGAAAACAGAACTTACCGATGAACAAAAAGTAAAGCAGCAACAGGAAGTTGAAAAAAGGATGCTTGACCTCTATGTTGAAAACGGTGGCAGCATTGCCCAATTTTCCCTGTTAAAGCAAGTTGCAGAATCAGACCTTACAGAACTGTCAGTAGCAGCACTCACACAACAATTGAAAGAAGCCGGTATAACAGACCCGGAACAAATAAAAGCCATCCAGAAAGAAAGGTATTATCAACTGGAGCAAGCCGAGATTGATGCAATTGAAGATGAAACGGAAAAGGAATTGGCACAGAAAAAGTTTGACTATGGCAAAAAGAAATTTGAAGCCATAGGTGCAGAAAAACAAGAAGAAGCAAAAGACACCTTAGATAATCTTAAAAAAGCACTTACAGCGAAGGAGTTTTACACCAAGAAAGAAAGTGAATTTACCTCTAATGTTGAGGAACACTTCAATAAACTGGAACGTAAAATCAACTTGGAATTGGGGAAGGTGGACGACACCGAAATAGCCCCGGTTGCATACGAGTTCCCTGAAACAGTAGTTGCCGAAGCAAAAGACATCCTAAAGGACATTGCTAAAAGGAAGGAATTATTATTTAACGCAACAGACGGCTCATTAAATCTACAGAACATTGCCGAACTTGTTTTGAAATCAAAAGCCTTTGATTCAGTAGCCAAAACCGCATACCTTGAAGGAGGTACACGCCAGGTTGAAGAATTTAAAAAGGTGTTTCCATTTGTTGACCCTAAGTCTATTGGTGTGGGCGGTAGTTCACAGGCCGAGAAAGCAAAGGGTACGGGAAAGATTGTAAAAGCAGGGCAACCACAAAGATTTAATCCGGGGCGATAAGTAGTAATTTAAAATATTTACTAACATTTTAAATTAAAAATATTATGGCCGCTATCGTAACCACCAACAATCCTAACGGACTTGGTTATCAGCAAGGCTACTTTTCGGGTACAGTCGGAACCCCAGTAGCACAAGATTTTTTTGATGCCGCCTTCGCTGGCCGCATCCACACCGACAAAATTTACAAGGAAACATACAACTGTAATATTATCGAGCAATGTACCATGAGTACCTGGTTAGAAGATTTTATGAACTTTGAAACCGATTGCTACCCCGCTTACAGTTTGATCGAAAACAATGCACAGCTTCATCAGATCACAGTAAAAACAAACGTAACCATTGGTGCATATCCAGCAACCGGCATCATAGCCCTTGCAAATGCAAACCAGTTTGTAGGTGGCGTTTATTACTTACCACAGGTAGGTAATACAATCGTTTTAAGCCCATCCGGTGAACTTGCCGTAGTAACTGCCGTAACCCATGCAACAGGGTATGACACAACCATTACAGTGCGTTTACGCAACACATCAGGAGCAGCACAGGTAGTAACAGCCGGAGATCAGTTATTGGTTCTTTCCGGTTCTGAAATTGCCGATTGTGCCTGTCCTACCGGGCAATTCCGTTTCGATGATTTACCAATCGTATATGATCTGAATATGATTACCATTGGTGACAAAGGAACACTTTGCGGTGATGCTTTAAACAAATGCCAGTACCTTAAAATTCCATTCACCGATGATTGCGGTAACACAATCGAAAAGTGGTGGACAAAAGCCCTTGCCGATATGTACAAGGACTTTGAAATGCGTAAGCATTACGAAAGGTTATTGAATCCTAATTTCGGTATCATTCCTGCCATCAAAGCAAGGGGTATCAAATTCCAACCTGCATCTACATCTGAAATTACAACAGATGATATACGTGCATGGAAAAGGGATCTGGATGCAGCCGGTATTGCTTGCCGTGAATACGCAATCTTTGCGGGTGGTGTTTTATTCTCACAATGGCAGCGCATGGCAAATTCAGTAGGTATTGCTAATCTGCAATATTCTGAAAGGCCATTGAACGATTGTGCATGGATTAACCTGGAATACTGCGGTATCAAAGTTGAAGGTATGACACTTCATATCTATGAAGAATGTACTTTCAGTAATGGTAAGTTACTGGGTGGCCCGAACATGGTATTTAAAAATTCAGCCATCTTCGTTCCAATGTGCAACAATTCAGAAGCCGTAAACCGTACTTCAATCACTACATCCTGCAATGGCTACAGCAACAAAATGCTGACCACTGTTTATTTCAAATCAATGGACGGAAGGGTTTGGGATAACATGACAGATAGCAATGGTGTACTTGGTGTAAGGAATACATTTGGCACTGGTTGCGAAACGCAAGAGTGGAGCATAAAAAGTCGATTTTTGCAGGAGGTACATTGCCCGAACACTTGGGGTTATATGGGCCTGTAAAATAAGTAAATAATAAAAGAGAAAAAGGGGGCTGGCGTATGAAAAAAAGGCTTTCCCCCTCTCTTTTTAAAAACATAAAAACGGTTATCGAATCAGCCCGTAATTTAAAGTTGGTTCATAATTTTTAAAACAAAAACAAAATGGCATTAAAGACTTACGTTCTATTGGAGCATCTGCATCCAACAGCACAAATTTATCAACAGATAAATCAACACCAAAGGGTAAGGTTAAACACACTTCCACAATGGGAGCCAAACCTACAAATGACCTTTCTGGATAACGCAGAAAAGGTTATTGACTACGATCCGAAAAGCAAAACATTTGGGCAGAAAATACCCAATGAGAAAAAAGGACAGAACCGAACCATAAGGTTAAAGCTGAACAGCAATACCCCTTATCAGGATGAACAGATCGAAAAAGAAAAAATTCCGGCAAATGAAAAGTTTACACAGATGGAATATGATGCCAGGAAATTCCGGCACAATACATTAACCACCGATAACCCTGCCGTACAAAGATACCTGGAAGTAAGCCCGTGGATGGAAGGTTTTGAAGGAACCTGTTTGGAAGTGCCAAGACCATGTTTCAAATTGTACGATAAAAATGTGGAAGTGGTAAGTGAAAACAAAGCGTTTAAAGACAGGCTGAAAGCCGCCAACAAAATTGATGGCTTAAATCTGCAACAGGCACAGGATATGCTTATTCGTATTTTCGGTACATTCTATGAATTACCGGACAGCTTAGAAGCAGCACAGAACGCATTGGTGAATTACATGGATGAATCCGATGATGCCATGACTGATATTTTAAAAGAAGATACAACCATTGATGAAGAAGTGCAGGTATTGGTAGGCACATTGGTTTCACGGGGAGTATTGTCTTTTGATGCAGTTGAAGGCCAGGTAGCAAAGAAAAAAGGTGAAAACTGGATTGAATTAAAAGCAATCGGAAGTGAATATACGCCGATGGAAAGACAAAGGTATTTCATTGAATTTTTAACATCACCGGCAGGGAAATTACTGCTTGATGATTTAAGAAAAGATGCAACAAAAAAAGTTAAAGAAAAAGAATTAGTTTCATAACCACTAAAATTTACAATTATGTGTATGGGAGGCCCCGGCTGCATGGGCAGCAACAAAAAATCAGGAAACACTTATTCTCCAAAGAAATCAAGTGCTAAAGCATCTAAAGGAAGCTATACTCCATCAGGTAGAGCAGCCACTATGAGTTCCTTTGGTAAGCCGTCAGTTCGCATGAGTTTTAGTGGGAAAAAATAGTTTTCAGGTGGGCGCATTATTATTGGCAAATTCAAGTAGAACGACAATAGTAATGCAGCCCATTTTTTACATTTAAAATAAAACAAAATGGCAACTCCAACAACCGGAAGTCCTAATGTAACATCGCTTGATTCAAAAATAGTAGCTGACCTTTGCGGTGGCAACTTTTTAGTAGATGTAACCCCAAGCGTTTGGATCGGAACGGGATATGATAATGTACAGGGTGCAAGCGTAAAGATCACAAATCCAGTTGGTGTTGTCATTAATGATTATATAACGTCAGGGTTTGATATTTATCCACCCATGACTTCTATTTTTTCTTTTGCCATACCTCTTATCGCAGGTAATTATCAATATGGAACTTATACCATTGCAGTAAGGCTTACAGATGCAAACGGTGACACATGGGTAATTTCAAAAACAGTAAATATTTGTCCTCCAGACCCCGATAATGCTACAAGGAAATACGGTTGTTTAGATGCTACATTGAAAGGAGATTGTAACACCGGGGAGTTGGTAGTACTTTTAAATAATCCTCCAAATTATAAAGGAACAGCATTTTCATCACAGGTTAATGATCTCACACTTGAATACCCAACAGCAAGCGGATTATCGCCACTTGAAACCGTAATGGGTTCATTCAGCGTTCAATTATACGAGGGGCAATACAAATTAACAGGTACAGCCTGTGTTCTTTATTCATACGGTGACAGCGTTTACTTTAAAGTGAACTACAAGGTAAAATGCGAAAAAATAATCTACTGCATCATTGATGAATGTTGCGTACAGGCCAAACTTGCAGAACTTCAATTAAAAGTAAATTCAGATTGTTCACAGGCGCAAAAAGATGAAACCGCTTCAATAGCCTTAAATGCTTTGTGGTTATTCCAGCTTGCAAAATTAACTGCACAATGCGGTGAAGATCCAAGTGATTATATCGCTGACCTGGAAAAACTATTGGGTTGCCAATGCACCTGCAATTGTAACGAAGGAACGCCGGTAATAGGTAATTATTCATCAAATTTATTCCTGTATAAAGCAATATTAAATCAATCAAGTACAGATGCCCCTACCGCAGTTGAAAGTTCTTTAAATCAGGTTACAATTACATGGACAAGAACATCAGCGGGTTTATACATTGGTACTTTATCTGGTACTTATACAGCATTAACAGAGGCGAATACTTTTGTACAGATAAATTCAAGCAGCTTTATTCAGTCAAGCCCAACAGCACAGTCATTCATTAAAGCAGGATATAACGCAGCCGATAGCATTTATGTACGTTCAAATGATTTAACAGGTACAGCAGCAGATGCGTTAATAAAGAACATACCAATTGTATTAAGTATTTTAGCATAATAAAAAATGAAAGCCATTGGATTCTATAAGTTTATACGAAGATGCCGCAAGATTATTGGCGAATAAGGACGAAAACGGATATTGGAGTTATTCAATGTTCAATCAAGGTATAAGGATAGCTTCTAACAGGGTTCTTGACTATATAACAGGGGATGCTTCAAATCAGAATTTACCAATTTCTTATTCTACCCAAAAAGCAAAGGATTTTATTGCAACCTTAATTACTGCTTATTCAGCACCTATTACTAATGGTGTTATTACAAGACCTTCCGATTATTACCACTATGACAATCTTTACATTTTATCGTTATCTCAAACTGGATGCGAAGTAGATAATACTAACTGCGATGAAGATAGTCCTGTGGCAGAAATAATTAAAACGCCAGCCGAAATGTTGGATGGGCAACAGTTTTACGTTAGGGCGCAAACATATATTTCTGGGTTAAAGCCGTCACCCAAAAAACCTATCTGTAAAATGATAGGGAATACGATTGAATTTTTACCAAGAGAATTAGGAAGTTGCACTTTGGAATACATACGTTATCCAATATACGGAACAATAAATACAATACAAGACCCCGTTTATTATAATGAAGTAGCTGATCCCGCAACTTCAATTGATAACGAATTTGGAGAGTGGGCAAGGGAGTTAATTTTATATTATCTGGTGCAGGGTTTCAGTACTCATATTTCAGAGGCATCTTTATTTCAAATGAATGAAGCAGCAGGGAAAAGATGATAACATTATTAAGCATAATAGTTCTTACAAGTATATGGAATATAGGTATTGAAATTTTGCTAAGTGAAGGTATGGGGCTACATAAAGTAAGATTGTGGGCAGAGAGCAAAAGCAGTAAGATTTTTGAACCTTTAATAACCTGTATTTGGTGCAGACCTTCAATACATAGTTCAATATCTTTTTTAGCAGCAGCAGGGTTAGGATGGATTGAATTACTACAATGGAACAATTTAATTTTATATCCATTTGTGGTTTGTGGAACAAGTGCAGTTAGCGGTATTGTTTGGAGTGCTTACAAGTATATTGAAATTAAAGCAAAATATTATCAGCACATAGAGCAGCAAGAATATTTTAATCTTAGGGAACGTAAAATTAATTACACAAAAAATAAAAAATAATGGCACAGTACACACCCAAAAAAATGATGGCAAGTACACCTGCTAAACCGGCAGCTAAAAAAAGTACAACAAAGAGTACAACCGAATCTGCAATACCTAACATTAAATTGGATAAGAATGAAAATTTAAGTGTTCGGCAAATTGAGAACGGCTTTATAGTTTCTGAAAGCGGAACTAAGGGGAAAGGAAGAAATCAAACATGGTTTAACAAAGAGTATTTCAGTCAAACGAACCCTATAAAATTTTCAGGTAAAAAATAATGGCAAACCTACTTGAAATAGCTAACCTGTCATGGGAAAAACAATTTCCATTAGCCACCGATGAAGTGGCTATTAGCCGTGAATCTTTTATTGCTACCGCTAAACTGGAATATGCCTATGCTTTTCTGTTATGGTACTGGAGAGAAAATGCGACAGAAGGGGTTTTTAATATGCCAGGAAATCTATCAAAAGAATCAGAACCATTAAAAGTGGTAGATAACGAAGTTGATATTTCCAGTTTGGATATTATGAGCCGATTGCCAAATGACAGGTGGTTAGGAAAAATAGGAAAGCTGACAGATGATTGTGTTTATGTAAAAAGCAACATAAATCAAACCCAACTTTTAAAGGATGATGATAGCCTACCTGATCTGTATTACCCCTATGTAGTTTTAGGTAAAAAAATAATATTCCCGAAAGGAACACACTCAAATCCAATAACCATTATCTACGCAGGGAGTGGGAAAGACATTGATGAAGATATTGAAGTTGATGATGCCATTGGCGCACAGGTACGAAATCGGTTGGACGAAATATATTTTCAAAAAATAGGGTTTGTAGATAAAACAAACAACAGTAATCCGCAAAATTAATGAATCCAAATTGCCCAGACATATTAAAAAAGTTAGTGCCACTTTCAAAGGTGGTTAACGCCAGCATCATAGATTTTTATGAAGATATTGGTAAGACACAGCAATTACATTTTCATTGGGCAGCAAGGGGATTAAAAAAACTACAACGTGAAACATTAAAAAGCGGTAGAAGGAATTGCCTTATAACCGTTAATCAAAATACCCGTACTGCATCTTTACCACCGGATTTTGACATTGAAACATTTGTAGGGTACATTAATGACTACGGCGAAAAAATAGCCATACCATTAAATACAAAACTGACAAATGATAATTCAATAACCACAATTGAATGTGAAGATACCTGTGCTGTTTGTGGACAGGATAGTACAATATGCAATGATCTTACCGTAACAGAAACAACAGAAATAGTAACGGTAAACACCATTGATGCAGAAGGGGTTCCAAGTACCACAACAGCAGAAAAAACAGTCATTAAAAAACTTTATCCCGATGGTGGATATTATCTGGAAACCACTATACCTTATTGGAATTTAACAAGTGGTGCATTAGATTACGCAACAACAAAAGAATACATAGCAACAATTGACCTGTCAGTATGTGGGTGCATTAATCCCACAGCAGAAAATATTGAAACGATTAGAAATTGTTGCTATGATGCTTATTGCTGCCATTACGCACCATGTAGTGATGTTTGTGATACAAATGTAGGTAGCTATAAAATATTTGAAGAAACAGGCCAAATACAGTTTGATTACAATTTCAGAAAGACACAGGTTTATTTGGAATATCGTGGTTTTATCCCAAAACTAAACGGACAATTAGCAGTACCAGAAGTAGCTTTTGAAACCTTAGTTGAATATATTAAGGCAATGGCTATTGATGGCAAAAAGAATGTTTCAAACCCTGACAAAGCATACAGGTGGACAAGGTATGGCATTGAAAGGAGAGCCATGATAAAAGTAATGTCAAGGGTAAGCCTTGATGATATTATTCATATTATCGGACTGACACCTAAATTTAACTGGTTAGAACCTGCATGGAATAATTATTGCCCGGTTGCAACAGACACAGTAACCATTACAAACGCTTCTGTAACAGGATGTGATAGTACAGCAGCAGTATGTAACGTCACACCTAAAATAACTCCATTTCAAATTGCTGTTAAAGTTCCGGCAGCATCTACAGCAGGTTTACCAGTTCCAGGAGATACGGCATACCAAAACGATGACCTTATCGGTGCATTTGATTTGGAATATATAATTGTGAACAATGCTATTGAAACAAAAAAGCTAAGTCAGTTTACATTCAATAGTACAACAGGAAATATTGAACGTAGCCCTAATACATGGTTTGAAGGAGATGTGCTGATTGTTAACTTCAATAAAATGGTGTAGATGCAGCAAAGACAAATAAATAAACCTATTGCTGTAAACCTTGACAAGTCAAAAAAATATTTGACCCCTACAGAGGCATATTATATGCTTAACAGGGAACGTAATATTAATGGTACAGGAACACTTGGAAAAACAACTCCACTTGTTGCAAATTATTTAGCCTGTCTTATTGACCAACCAGTAGGTGATAATTATTCCATAGGACATTATTTCAGCGAACTTACAAACGAACTTTACTGGTGGGTGTACAATACAAATGCGGTACACTACATTGCCCGTTTAAATGGTGATGGCACTTGCCAAATTGTTTATGATGGTGATTGCCTTACATTAAGTGCAGCACCGGAACATGCTATTGAAGAATGGAGATGCTTTTTAAAATACGATAGGTTTTGCGCTCACCAACATGGGAAACAACTGATATGGACAGACGGTGAAAATGAAATAGGGATGATTGATGTTGAAGCAAGCATTGCTACAGGAAGTTTTGCCACAGCCTTTTTTGATAACTGCCCTGATTTATGTGCTTATACTCAAATGTGTGTACCTGAAACCTGTGGAGCATTGGAAGGTGAATGGGTTACGTTGGCAGCAAGCCAGGTTGACCTTACAAATCATTTAATAGATGTAGGTTTTAAAGTACGGTTCAGGCATATTTATTACGATCAAAGAGCAAACGAATGGAGTGATATAAGTACACTTTATTATCAGGATAGTAAAGGATGCTTTGATGCCAGTGAAGGCTATCCAAGATGTATAAAATTTACTATTCCTTTGGGTAATCCATTGGTTGATAAAATTGAATTTGCAGTAAGCACAGATAATGGTATAAACTGGAAATCAGTTGAAGTAGTTGAAAAGTACCAACCATACAATAGCAGTTCGCAGTATTGGTATGAAAGAGAACTTGCAGACCTATTAAATATTGATTTGGTAAACTGTACATTTGATTATATTTTTTGTAACGATAAAGAGTGTAATCCAATAAGCCCGGTTGAAACAGCAAGAGTATTTAATCCAATGCCAAGACAACCACAGGGGATTATACCTTTGGCTAATAATGGCAATACAGCATTAGGTTTTTATAATTACTTAAAAGGTAATTGCCCCGTTGATGGAAGCGAAGCAGCTAAATTTGAAATAGGAATTAACTGTGCAGCCGATAATTGTGTAGGCGAATATGCAACAGTAACAGCCTATGCGATAATACATAATTACGAACCAAGTAGAAATATGAATGGTTTTGTTTATCGTGAAGGAGGAAATGCAGGAGATACCGATGACTTAACAGATAGTGCAAGATTTGGAATACCTTTTACATTAGGCGGTTCAGCATGGCTTATACCTACTGCTATGGGGCAATATTTCAAAGATAAAAAAGTAAGAAACTTTATAGCTTATGTAGAAGGAACTAACTATTGGTCGCAAATGACACAGTATAGGGCAGAGCCTTATTTTACAAATACAGAAGAAATTGGGATTATCCCTGGACTTGCAAAAGAAGAAATAGCATTTGGGCTAACAATTGATGTTTTAAATGGTAATTTTTATTATCAGAAATACACATTAAAAGTTCCAAAAGGTACAAAAGGTTTTATAAGATTAGCATCTCAAAATGAAATCAATGGCATACCGTCAGAAGGTCAATTAACATCTACATTTGTTGTAGGTACAATACCTGACATACACAGTTATACCGGGTATTTAGATATAAGTGGGATAGTAAATCAAAGGGCAAGAGAATTGTATTTTGATACCTGTTCCGGTGATGTAGAATTAGATGAAGCCTTAATAATTAGTGATAACTATCTTAAATTTCAAACAGGTACTCATAGTTCATCTGCTTATACCGGATATGTAACCGATGCAAATAATGTCCCTGTTGAGGGGGCTGAATTATGGAGTAACGGAGTAATAAAGGCTTATACAGATCATAACGGTTTTTTTAATTTCTATAATTACGGAAGTAATAACACACAAACAATAACAGTACAGGTAAGGGTTGAAACAAATTGTGGTGCAGGATTTAATACTGTGAAAACAGTAGTAATGGATGGCAGGTACAATAACATGGTACAGGTAAATGCACAAATAACAAATGTTGATTTCCCAACCTACATTACTGACTTTTATGAAACAGTAAATATCCCTGTAGTAGATTGTGATAATTTACCAGTAGGCGGCATAAGGGTGGCTTTAAGCGGTTCTAAATATCAGGTAACAGATGCCGTTACTGGTATTGCTACATTTGAAGTAAGGAATTACAGCACAAGGGCAAGAAGTGTGAGAGCAGTAATAATGGATGTAAATAATTGCTTTACGGCTGACTGTGCAGATGGTTGTAATCCATGTTTACCTTCAACCGCAAATACTTTATTACCAGCCTGTTTTTCTCCACAACATACAACTGAAATATTACCAACAGCAAGTCTTAATAAGATACCTGCTTTAGTAAGTGGCAGAGGTCTTAAATCAGGTGGCAGGTATCCATTTGGTTTTGTTGTGCAGGGAGATTGCGGAAGATTAAGTGCTGTATATCCGGCAACGGTACTTAGCGGTAGTTTACCAACAGGAGATAATTATTTGGACATACCTAAAACACAGGACAAAGGAGTATTGAGTTTTTGTAGTTTTACATATAGTGCTATTGGAATGGTATTGCCAGATTGGGGTACGTGCTTAAAAATAGTAAGGGGAACGAATGTAAATAATTATGAACTCCAATGGGTAATTGATAAAATTGAAAGGACGGCAGATCGTAAAATAAAACTTACTATTCAAAGCCTAAATGACTACAATGCTACTTATAATTTTGAAACCAATACACTTTACCAATACCAAAAAAATGACAGGGTTGAATTTATAAGCAACGGAGATGGAAGCATATTTGATGTAGCCACATTTGGCTTATTAAATTATCAGATACTTAGCCCATTCCACGATAAGGTAATAAGCGGCGAAGCCGAAGCCCCGGCAGAATTTTTTAACCAGATATTGATTAGTGACGATGGCAACCTGGATGATTTAGTCGTTGGTGCAAAAATAGAATTACAAAGGCCAAGAGAATGTACAGTAGAGCCAACATACTTTGAAATAGCATCATTGCCATTGATTGATATTAGTGGTCAAAAACTGTTAGCGATACCATCAGGAACATTTACAACTTTTGATACATTTATTGTAATAAGGCAAATTGAGGGAAGCAACCCATTAGAGAGTAACCCGCCACAACAGTTTGAACATAAATTTCCATCAGACTTTTGGGGACAGGCAAATGCGGAAGGAATATTTACGGGGTTAAGCGATGTGGGTAAAGTTCACTTTGTAAATAAATTTGAAAACGAAAGAAGGCATGGCCGGAACATAACCATAAATTCAATAGGCCAGTTTAATCGTTTCGGTGATCTGGAAAAAACATTGGATGCCCCAGAGCAAGGCGATGTAATTGCAATGGCAATTTATGATGGTAAAATAGGTTTGGGCATTGGAGAGTTTGACAGTTTCTTATTCCAGATTTCAGATGAATTTTTAAGGGTAAATTCTAACGGCATGGTACAAGCTGCACCGGCAGATGCCTTAATAAGCGATACACAGCCTAAGATAAGCGGAATATTTGGATGCCGGTATGATAGCATAGGTTCTATAAACTTTAATGATGGATGGGCTACATGGATTGACAAGGGGAAAGGTTGCTTGGTTAAACACGATTTTAATATTGCCAAAGACATTTCAGAAGGCAAATTTAATTTGTGGGTAAAGAAAACAATTCAGTACATGGAAAATGTGAATAGCACAGCCGTTAACGATGTATCTAAAATGAGATGGGTAACAGGTATGAACTACCACACTAACGCATTACAATTAACAGTTAAAGCCTTGAACCAATCTGGAATAAATAATGAACAGGAACCGTTTATAAATTACCGCAGCACAATTTTAATTGAACCCAGAACAGAAGAACTTTTAACATTTGCATCTTATACGCCGGAAGGCTATTCAAACATAGTATTTAACAATAGTACCGGGGCGGCATTTGTAAGTTTCTATTTAGGAGTTCCATATATTCATAGCATTATTCCAATTGAATACAATAAGTTCTTTGGGCAAGCTGTGGATTGTGTGATAGGGATAGCCATAAATGAAAACCCAGACAAGGCAAAGAATCCAATGGCAATGGAAATTCAGGATGAAACCATGTGGTTTGCATCAAAAGTAACAGTAGATGATACCACATTTGAAAGCGAAATTCCACCTGTACGATGGACAAAGAAAATGGACAAATGGAACGCAGAATTTCTATGCGATAAGAATAGCAGGGGTGGTTTATATGGTTCAGATCCAAACGTAGCAGGTAAGAAACCAAGAGGATATTTCTGTGCCGTTACATTGGTTAGGGATAACACAAACGCATTGATTTATGGCAGCACAAATGATGTAAAAAGGGTGGCCTTTGATGAATTGGATTTGATTATCTCAAAGAGTTCTGTTTCGGAGCAAACCGGGTTTACAGGAAATCTTTAATATAACGAAAAAAAGAGTAATTTTATATATAAATGAACGAAGTACAAAATAAAGCAAACGGGTTAATTGATAAACTGGAGGTAGCCATGTTAAACCATGAGCCTATTGTTTGTCCTGTTACCCATACGTTTGTTCCTGGAATGTACATAAGAGAAATATTTATGCCAAAAGGAAAGGATGGTAAAGACAACTGGGTAACATCAAGAGTTCATAACACAGAACACCCATATTTTATAATGAAAGGAAGGGTTGCGGTTTATAGTGAAAATGACGGCGTACAGTTTTTACAGGCCGGTGACAAGGGGATAACCAGACCTAATACAAGGCGGGTTTTATTGATATTGGATGATTGTGTATGGATAACCTGTCACCCAACAGATATAGTGCCTGAAAATGACAGCAATGAAGCAAAGGAAGCGGCAGCAGAACTTGTAGGGGAACAAATTTTAGCTAAGTATGAAAATCCGTTGTTAGGAGGACATTATGTAAATAATTCCTTTATTCCTAATCAACAATTAGTAACACATTAAATTAAAAACTAATGTCATGGGCAGCTATAGCTGTGGGCGTAGTCAGCATCGGAGTAGGTGCTTACCAATCATCCAGAGCAAATAAAAAACAAAAGGATGCGATAAAAAATCGTAAGGCATACGAAACGCCGGAAGAAGTTTTTACCATCTTAAATGCTTTACAAAATAAAGCACAAGGGGATACCCAAACAAGAGATTATGAAACCAATCTAATAAACCGTTCATTTGCAAATCAATTGGATGTAGTTCAATTATTAGGAGGTGATCCGAATGATGCAGCAGCAGCATTTGACAGGCATATGCAAGGCATAATAACGGTAGGTGATAAGTTTCATGCAACTAATTTGGAAGGGTTTGGGAAATATATTGGAGGATTGGACATGGTAGCAAAAAGCCGAGATGCAGAATGGGGATGGCAGGATAATCAAACAAAAGATTTGATTGCTGCATTGAACCAACAAAAAGAAGATGCCAATAAAACAATAAATAGCGGGTTGAACTTAACAATGCAAGGCGTAACGAATTTGGCATCAAATAATTTGTATAACGACAATTATACTTTACCGCCACCAACAATTTTAAACAATAGCGGTCAGGTAGTAACAACAACACCAGCACCAGTAAGAACAACAGGAACAGCACCGGGAACAATAGTGACAAGATAATTTAAAATAACAATGGCTACAATAAACGAAATATCAAATGCCGCCCAATATCGTGGTGAAAGTTCATTAGGTGGCGGTAGCACAGGTGCATTTGAAATAAGCACAAGACCATTTGAGTTATTAAATGCCTATACTTTAAGGTATAAAAAAGATCAGTATGACCAAGCACAAATAGATGCAGATGAAAAAATAAAACAACTTGCAAAGTTAACAGCTTATGACTTAGTTAATGGACTTGAAAAGGACAAAGGTGAACTTATGGAAGCCCAGGCGCAGCTAATTGAACGCAGGGCTAAAGAAGCAAGATTAGGAACACCATCAAGTCCAAAAGAAAAAATGGCAAGAGAAGTATCTTTTCAGACTGACATACAAGGGATGCTTAAAAAAATAGACGCTGCCAATGCCCGTAAAATAAAACTTGATGCCTATAAAGCAAAAGTACAGGGAGATAACACCATACCTGCAAATAGAAAAGAGTTAATGATTAAACAGGCAGAAGATTTATTTAATAGCACCGATATTTTAATATTACCGGAAATCCCTGACCATAAAGTAGTAGTTCCTAAAAATGGAGATGCAGTTATAGATGAAGTAGACGTTATTAAAACAGGGCTTGATGGTAATGCTACAATTAAAGAAACAATAAAACAGTTTTCAATAGGCAATACATGGAAAATTGCGTACCTGAATGGGAATGGTTTTGCTGCACCTATTTTACCACCAAATGCAACACCGCAACAACAGGCAGAATATGAACAACAGAAATTAGTTTTTGAAGAAAGCGATATTGGCGTATGGGCAACGTCTGCAAACTTTTTTAATAGCGCATTAAACGATCCTAATTATAAAAAAATAGCTACCACATCTGGAATTAATGTAGTCGGGGAATTGCCTACAACATCGCTAACAACAGAAGTTGATGTAGAAAAAGTAAAATCAGACAATCCTATTATTGGTGGTATATTAGCTGTTGCAGAAAGATATAACGATTACGCTAAAAAAAGACTGGAGGATATAAAAAACAAATCTTACATTGATGATGTAACAGGTGAAAAAGTTTTACTTGTTGGTGGAGATAAGGAAAGCGATGTAAAATTTATAGACGTTACCAAGCCATTAAAACCAGAGGATTTATCTTTCCTTGATATGTTTGCAAAAGCTGCACCCGATAAAATAGATAAAACATTAACCTCAAATGATAATGCGATTCAAAAGCAAACATTAGCAGAAACCATAAGAAATAATAAAGCCGATCAGTATTTAAAAGGGAAACAACTTAAACTGGAAGAAGATAAGTGGAAAGCAGCCCAATCAGGTGGTAGCACACAGATTAACGGTGCAATGGAAAGGGCTAAACGTATCTATGCTGATATGCTAAAAATTGCAGATTCTAATGGAGTAATAACACCTGATAAATTAAGGCAGCTTAATGTAGAGCAACTTAAATATTTGGGTATTGAAATTCCAGAGGAAAGAGATAAGGATGGAAAAATAATTACAGCAGGAGGATTTAAGCCATTGGATTTATCCGGTAAAAAATATGGAATACAATTAGTAGATGGCAAAATTAATGTCTTTGGCCCCAGGAAAGTAAATGGCAAAGAAGTGGAAATAGAAGTCTTAAAAGATGGTATGCTTGTGGGTAATTTAGACAATACTAAATCAACAAACCTGTATAATATCGGAACAAATATACTGAATGAAGAACTTAAAAATTCAGGTGCAAAAGAATTAAACTCTTACATGGGAATTGATGTAACAGGAGGTATTACCACTAATACTGATGGAGGTGGTACAACAACAAGCGGAAGTACAAAAACAAAAACAGAAATTAACAGGTCAGATATACCATCGAAAGCAGCAGCAGCAGGGTATAGTGCAAAAGAGTACGAAGTATTACTAAAGGCAAATGGAGTAACAATTAAAGATTAACAGATGTTTCCTAACGCAGACGAATTTGGAATACCGATTAAAAAGAAAAGATCCACAGAACTTGTGGATGAATTTGGTATCCCAGTAAAAAAAAAAGTTGGAGATACCGTTTCAGTAGATGGAAGCGATGGTGGAACAGTTGGCACTTCCAATCCCCAATTAAAATCAACTGAAAACTTTACTGAAAATTTTCTTGACCCCGCTTTTGAAATAAATAAAAAAAAGAAGGATAATTCTATTATTACCAACAGCCAGGTTTTAGGCAAAGTAGAAATACCGGATGATGCCATACCTGCCAATATAATTGATAAAAAAGGATACCGTACTTCATTACAGCAAAGGCTTAATTCAAAAACTCCAGAGCAAATAGATTTACAGGTTATTGCTACCACAACAAATAAACCAGTTGAAGCAGTAGAAGCGTATGCACAAGGCAGGGACGGGAAAGGTATTATGATTGAGTTTGATACCGTTAAAAAAACAAAAGCCACAGAACTTGATAATTTAGTTAAGAAAGCCAATTCAGATTTAGGGCTATCTGATACTTTTGATGGGGTATTTGCCACACCGGAAACAGCAAGTCTTTACATTGATAAAATACAGAACGCTTACAACCAAAAAACAGAACGTGAATTTAATTCCCTTAATGAAGTAGTAATTAATGGCAAAAAAAGAACGCTGGAACAAGATGATGAAGGTTACGTTGATAAATCATTAATAGCTACACAGCAACAATATTACAACCCTATTAAAAACAGGAATGATAAAGTTCTAAATACTTTAAAAGCAACAATAGGGGAAGATATTATACAGAAAGTAGAAACAGAAGTAGCTAATGGGAATCTTACTTATGATGCCGGGGTTAAAAAAATTGGGGATTTAGTTTTTAAGAACGAACTAAAAAATATTACAGAAGCAAAAGAACAAAGAAGAATAAAAGACGCATCAGGACGTAATGAGTTAGGAAAACTATTTAGGGATGAAGATGAAGAAAACAAAAACTTAAATTCTGTAAATGCAGCAGTAGAAAGCAGGCTTAATAATTCCATAAGACAAAACATAATTTACAAACAAGCTGCCTTATCCGATATAGTTCAATTGGCTACTGAAAAAGCAAATGCAGGAACGCTTACCGAAGAAGAAAAGGTTACTTATCAGCAAATGGTTACTCAATTAAAAGATGATATAGCATCAAAGCAAAAAGATTACAAATCACCACAGGTTTTACAAAAAGAATATCCGATACTTTTAAAGCAATCTGTTATTGCAGATATAAATAATTTCAATGCCATACAAAGTGGGAATGTAAAAGGATATGAAGAAAGTGGGTATAAAGGAATAACGCTAAAAGAACATTTAAAAGCACAGGGCTATGATATGAATAGCCAAGTGGTAAAAGATGCCATTGATGATGCAGAAAGCGGCGTAGGTGTTAAAGATTACAGTTTCTTTGGTGAACCTATAAAAGCCATCAAAGAAGTCTTTACAAGTTCTGTAAAATCATTGGGAGATATAGTAGGTGTAAGGGATGATGTTACTGCACTTTCAGAAAAAAAAGCAGCAGAATTATTTCCAACAACGGTAGGTGCAAATGACGAATTACAATTAACTACAGCAGCCAGCACAGCACAAAATATTGCTAACACAACAGGTCAGGTTATTGGACAAGGTTTAATGCAGACAGCAACCGCAGGATTGGGAAGATTAGCAGGTCTTTCAAAAGTGGCTGCATCAGGTGCAGGATTTTGGAGTAGTGGTACATTAACCAGTTACGATCAGGCGTATAAAGATGCTTTTGATTTACCTATTGAAAGCGGGTTAGGTAGAACAACTTATGCAGGCTTAATTGCTTTAGCCAATGGAGCAAGTGAAAAAATATTCCCTGAAAGCAAATTATTTAATATCCAAGGCGTTAAAGGTGCTTATTCTGAATTGGCATCTAAAATGGGAACAGAAGGTTTTACTGATAAATTAGCTACCCAACTTTTAACCAAAGCAAAAAATGAATTTCTGGATTATGGTAAAAAATATGCAACCAACATAGGAAAAGAAACATTGGAAGAAACTGCCACAAGCCTTTTTGAAAGCGGTTCAAGAATGTTATTTGGAGATCCGAATATGAATGTGGGTAAGGCAATTGAAGATGCAAAAAACACTGCTATTCAAACAGCTATTGGTACTGTGCTTATTGGAGGGATGGGAGTTCATAAAGATGTTCAGCAAGAAAGGAATATTGCACCTTCATCTGTTATTTATAATGCAGCAGTTTACAAGGACGAAGCAATGGACGCTTTAATGATAGGCTTTAAGCAAGGTAATTACGATCAACAGGAATTGAACAGTAAAATATCATTACTTAATACAGCAGAAGTTGGATTATCGGAACTGAAAAAAGCAGAGCAGGTTATTGGCAGGGAATTAACCCGTCCACAAAAAGAATTATTTGTAGCAAATTCAACAGCACAGAAATTATTAATTGAACAGAAAAAAGGAGTTGAAGATGAAGCGGTAATTAAAAAGATTGATGAAAAATTAAAAAATCTTAATAGCCAACAAACACAGCTTTTAGATAATAAAGTTCAGATTGATGAATTTGGAAATGTGGTAGAACCTGTAGCAGAAGTCGCACCCGAAACTACCACAGAAGAAACAACTGATGAAAAAATAACAACCGATGCTACAGCAGAAGCCATTGATTTATTAAATGCAGCAAGAGAAACAGGTAAGTTAGGAGTGTTTCAGAACATGGAAGATGAAGCAGCCTTAAAAATGATAGCACAGCAAGCACAGAACCTTGATGATAAAGGAAATCCATACGAAGGTGAAGATGCAGCCGAAATGGCAACAATGGCTTTAAATAGCACTGTAAATCAGTTTGGGGAAGGATTGACAAACGCAGCTATTGAATTATACCCTGCCAAACCAGTTGAAACCACACAGCCGGAAGTAAAACCGGAAGAAGTAAAACAACCCACCAATAAAAAAGAAAGGTTAGCAGCCTTTAAGAAAAATTATGTAGAACCAGTACAGACAGAAGCGGAAGTAAAAAAACAGTGGGGTGAATTATCAATGCAGGAAAAACTTGCTCTTGCAAAAGAAAACTTACCCGAAGTTGATAACCTGTCAAATGTAGAAGCAATTAAAGTAGCAGATCAAAACGCTAAAATGCTACTGGCTAAACTTAATCAGCAACCAGAAGTAGCTACAACAGAAGTTGTACCACCCCCTACCGAACAGCAATCAGGTAAGGATGGAGTAGTAGATAACATTAAAATAAACAAAAATGAAACAGAAAAAAATGGTATTAAGAATGAAGAAATTGTCAATATTGATGGGGAAAAGGATATGGATAAACGTATCGGCAATACCCAAAATGGAACTAAATCTATCATTGGGAATGATGTGGACTTAAAGGGTAATAGCAAGCCTGCATGGATGTATGATATTGCTGAATACGATGTTAAAAATAGGGATAAATGGGAAGGTATATTTAACGAAGCAAGGTATATATCCAATAAGATAATGGGGTGGAGCGGTACTGACGGTTTGTATGAAAAGTATCTTAATTCTATTGGCATAAAAGCTAAAGACGGCGTTTATGAAAATACAGAAATAAAAGATTTAGATGCTTATATGAAATTTTTGCTTAAAAACAAAGCAGATTTTTTCAGTCAAAAAGATTACGATACAGTAAAAGAGTATGAAAAGTTACATAGTGAAGGGAAGTTTTTACCAAGTAGTAAATTATCTATAAGCATAGCATTGGCAGATGGCAAATATGAAAAAGCTGTAAAAGAAGGGGCAATGACAGCGAATGATGCCAAAAAAATTATTGAGAGTGCTGAATTAGAAGTGCCAAAAGAAATACTTGAACTTGCAACCAAAGAACAATCCCTATCCACTCCCAAAGCAGAACCACTAACATCTAATGTAGTAGAAGGTAGTGGTAAAGGGGGAGAGGTAGCCGAACCAAAGACCGAAGCCATAACCAAACTTGAAAAAGAAAGGGATGCAGAGATAGAGAAGGTAATAAAGCCTGATTTGAGTTTGAAGTTTATTGAACAGAGCGATCCAAAATTAAATGAATTGACAGGTAAAAAAAGGCAAGTTAAATCAAAGAGCAGAATAACAGAAAAGGATGAAACCAAACGGGATATTCAGAATGATTTAATTAAAAGAAGTAAGCGACTTGAAGCATTAATAAAATGTTTATGATTGACGATATAGAAGAAATAGATGAACGGGAGTTTGATGATATTCAGGCTGACAAACGTAACAAAGCACTGATTAAGGCTTTTAACGGGTTAGCCACTGCTTTAAATAATAAAGATGATAAAGCAGTAGTGGTCGCATTTAATAATCAGGCTGATAAAATGGAGAAGTTAGTATCAGCAATCCAGGATATTCCAAAACCAGAGGTAAAAGTAGATTTAAACCCAAAAGAATTTGTAACTTCGGTACAGAAAATATGTGAGGATATAGTAGCATCAAATAATAAGGTAATTGAGGCATTGGAAAACAGATTATTACCTGAAAGTTTTGTATTGGTAAAAGGGTGGAACGGGGCAACTGAATCAGTAAAGGTTAATTATAAACCAGCAAATCAAATAGCAATTAAAAAATAAGTTATGATAAAGTCAAATGCAAAACTAACAGATGAAATTTCAATGGGTGTTACCAAAGGAATGGCATCTGCTTTAGGTATTTATGCGAATATGCACGTTCAGCTATTTGATGAAAACTGGAAACTTAAAGATGAAAGGTTTATAAAAAACACAGTAACAACAGCCGGAAAGAATGGCGTTGCTAATCAGATATTGGCAGCACCTACCCTTCCAAAAATGGGATGGATGGCTATTGGCACAGGCTCTCCCGCTGCTACTTTACTGGGGGCAGAGGTTGCCAGAGTAGCTTTTGATTCAAAAACTGCACCTGCGGCAGTGGTAACAGTGGTGGCTACATTTGGCGCAGGTGTTGGTACAGGTGCAATAACCGAAGCCGGAACATTTGATGTTGTAACAGCCAATACCGTAAATATGTGGATGAGTGCTTCGTTTGCAGTGGTGAATAAAACAGCAGTGGACAGTATCGTAATTACTTGGACTTTAACAGTATCTTAACTTTTAAAAAAACAAATTTATGGCAGGTTATTTTACAGCAGCATCATTCAGGACATTAGGTACGGCGGCAACACCGCAGAACCTTTTTACTATTGAAAACATTGATGCAACAAAGTTGGTTACAATCAGGCGAATTACCGTACAGGTGGATGCAACCGCAGTTCTCGTTTCAGTAATGCCACAGGTAAAACTTTCACGAGCAACAGCCGTTCCAACAGGAGGCACAGTAATTTCAAAAGGGCAATTTGATACCACAAATGCTTCAAATGCAAATACAATTATTCGGGGAGGTACTGCTTCTGACGGTGGCGTTGCAACAGCAATTACATCAACAGCAGGTACAACGCTATGGCAGCAATATTGTATGCGGATGCACACAGTAGTAGGTCAGGTGCTTGCTCCTGATAACAATGTAGCCCCGCTTATCGTAGAAACACAAAACCTTATTCTTCGACAGAATCAGGCATTACTTATACAAATAGTTGCTTCAGCAGGTGCTTCTAACCCTGCTACGAATCATTGGTTTTGTAATATAGTATGGGAAGAAGATTAAAAATAAGACATGGCAATATCATTTAAAGGAAGCATACCGTCAGCTACCACGATTGGTAATAATAGCACTACACAAAACCTATGTACTATCACCAATAAGATAGGTTCAAGAGTGAATATTATTATCAGGAGAGCAACAGCCCAAATAGATACTTTGGCTGCTTTAACTTCGGTTATGCCACAGGTGAAACTTAGCCGTGCAACATCAATTAGTGGTGGTGCGATTTTAAGTAAAACGGCATGGCAAACAACACAATCATCAAGTGATTCAGTAGAAATAAGGACAGCGATAATTGATGGACAGCCAATAACCGCAACGGCAGGTGATATTATATGGCAACAGTATTGCAGTCGGATGCACACCATAGTAGAGCAAGTCATTGCTTCCGATAATAATATCCTCCCATTGCTTGTTGAAAATCACGACTTTATTATCAGACCGGGAGAATCAATTCTTGTGCAAGTTGTTGGAGCATCGGTGGCAAGTAACGCAGCACTAAGTTCTAATTGGTTCACAGAGTTTATGTGGGAAGAAGATGAAATTGCTACTTTTGCAATAAGTGGTACAGTAACATTAAGTGCCGTTCCAGTTGCCGGTGCAATAGTAACAGTGGTTGAGGCAGATGATGAATTAATGACTAATCAAGTATTAGTTGAAAAAATAGTAACAGGAGCAGGTGGAACATGGGCATCAACAATTAAAACAGGTAAAGTCGGGGCGGCTTTTGTGCAGTATAAATCAGGGGCAACCTATTATACAGCACCGGGAAGTCCTTATTTAGAATAATGTGGCAGAATATATACCACCAGCGTTAAACGCAGTAGATTTTGATTTATCCGCTTATACGCAACCGGATATATCCCCTTATGAATCTGCTTTAACGGTATATACTCAACCTGTTTTAAGTTCTGTTGATTTTGCGTTATCGGTTTATACACAGCCTGTTTTCCCTGATATAAACTTTGAACTTGCAGGGGGGGGTGGAACGACATACAATATAAGTTTAGGTGATGCTGTTACGCTATCAGATGATATAGCAAAACAAATAGTTCTTTCAAAATCGGACATAGTAACATTAAGTGATGCTATTGCAAAGGAAACCGGGTTAAGTAAATCGGATTCAGTTACGCTTGCTGATTCAGTTATTAAAAATATCGGGTTATCCAAGACAGATACCGTAACGCTTTCAGATGCCATTGCAAAAACTGTTACACTAAGCCAGAGTGATACAGTTTCATTGACAGATGCTATCGTTAAGCGTTTTGAACTTAACATTGATGATACGATAGTATTAATGGATGTGATAAATGTAGCAAGACAGTTTGCTATATCATTATCCGATGCCATTACCCTTTCTGATGAAATAAGTAATCAGATCGGGTTGAGTAAAACAGATTCTTTGATATTAACTGATTTGTTGGTTAAGGAGATTGGGTTGGAAATAGAAGATAACCTAACCCTTATTGATGATATAATAGTTACACCAACACCACCTGGAGGTTCAACAAGTGGAAGTGGTGGGTTAGGAGTAAATCAAAGTCAATATGATGCAGAAAAAAAGCAACGTCAACAAAGAGAGCGTATATTAGCAGAAGATAGTGATATAGTGGCGATAGTAGAACTAACTTTAAAACACTTTATAATTTAGAAATGGCAGACTGTATAGAACTTCATATAAAGGGTGATTCACAACTTGAAAAATATTTTGAGGGGATAGATTTATCGAAAGAAGGCGGTAAAGAAAAAGCTATTCAGGCTGCAATAAAAGCACATGAAGTATTGTTTAAAGAGTTACAGGATTTTAAAAAAAGCATAAGCCCAGACCCTAAAAAATTTAAACCAACTGAATACGTTTCTCCCGACACTTCCGAAAAAGTAAAAGAGATAACAGATAGGTATAATAACATTATTAAAAACACTAAAATATCGGAAGATGAACTCATTATTGCGGAAGATCCTGCCGAAAATAAAATCGCAGTCGCCAAACTCACCAAAGAAGATAACATTGAGCAAGAGCCAAATGTCAAGGCTATTGAACAGCAATCAGAAGTTGCAGCAGGAATTGGCAGCAAGGAAATCGAAGGTGCAATAGACCAAGCCAACGAATTAATAAATGCTGCCATTGAAGTAGTTAATGTGCCTATTTCAGAAATAAAAACTAATGAACAGGAATACCAGGGAAGGAAAAATAAGTTTTCAGAACGTAGTGCCAACAATGTTGCAGAGAATTTTGACAAAAATAAATTACAGCCGATAGTAGTTTATAAGCATCCAGATGGGAACACCTATGTTTTAAGTGGACATAGCCGTTTGGAAGGGATGAAGCGTAGAAAGGCAACTACAATTCCTGCAACTTATTTTGAAGGCACACCACAGGAAGCTATTGATTTTTCACTTAAATCAAATAAGTTAGGTACACTGCAAACCGATATTGAAAATGCAGCCTATTACCGTAAAAAATTACTGGCTGGAGAAAGCTATAATGCAGTACTAAAAGAAGCCAAAGAAAACGAACAGGAAGGCAGTGCAAAAAGGATTGTAAGTATTGCACACCTTAATCCAAATGGTAAAGCCATGCAAGCCCTTGAAGCCTTAGATAAAGGCGAAGGAGATACCAAGAATAACATTTTAAACATTGCCACCAAGATCGGGGATATAAGAGCAAAGAATGACCACCTAACCAATGCTCACGAAAATGAATTGTTTGAGTTTATGGCTGCGGATAAAAAGAATATCCCAACAGATAAAGATTTAGCCAATGCCTCAAACACTTTAAACCGTAGTATCAACAATGCAAAGTTCACCCCGGAAGAACCATTAAATCTTGATAGGGTAGTAAATAAAAGTGCAAACCGTATTCAGTGGGAAAAAGAATTAAGGGAAATTGAAGAACAACAGACAGAATTAAAACTGGCAGTTAACCCAAGTAAAAAAACTGGATGGACAGGACTTAAAGACAAAGCCATTCGGTCACTTATAAAAGGAGAGAACACCAAAGAAGCTGTTGATAAAGCTGCATTAGATTTTGAAAATAATGTAAATGGAGTTAAAGATGCTTACCAAAAACAACTTGAAACAAAACGTGGTGAACTGGCATCTGTAAATGATAAATTAGCCAAGCACCTTTTACGTGAAAAAGATTTAATACAAGGCGACAAAGCCCAACAATCCCTATTTTCAATTCAATCACCAACCACACAGGAAATATCCGACATGAAGGATATTGTAAAAGACTATGTGGATGAAGGTACAGCATCATTACAGGACATACAGAACGATGTAGCAAAAGAACTGGGTGATAACTCCCAAGAAATGAAAGACCTTGTAGAAAAGGCTTACAATGAATTTTACAAAACAAAAGAAAGCACACCCATTGAAGTAACAGGTGGTGTAATTGGTAGAGTAGGTAAATTCCTATCCCGTTTATTTGGAGGTACAGCAGCAAGTAAAGTATTTATTGCTAAAGATGAAAAAGCATTAATGCAGAAGTATGATAGTGTGGTTAAGGATGGAGATAGTGCAAGTTTTCAAATGACAATGCCCAATGGTAAAAAAGCAACAGTTAAGCGTGTTGATGTAGATGTGGTGAACGGATTTTACTCACCACTGGAAAAAACTATTAACGAATTTAAAGGTGATAAACTACCTGCAAAACAATGGGCAGATAAATTCAAAGGAGAAGAAGCTAAGTGGACTGGGTTAACCGATTGGCTAAATTCACAAACAGGTTCTGTATCAAAATCTGATATTCAAAAGTTTTTGAAAGAAAACCGTATTGAAGTAGTTGAAGTAGTAAAAGGGGGAAAGATTGGTGATGAAAAATCAAATGCTGAAAAACTTGAAGATATTAGAAACGAACTGCGTTCTCTTGGTTATGGAATGAGTGCGGATATGTCTGGTGATTGGTTCGTTCAAAATAAAAAAGGTGAAGATATTTATGATGATGCCGAATATGAAGCATTGCCAGCCAGGGTTAAAGAATTAGCTGAACAGCATTATGAAATATCTGAAATATCAGACGGGGGGAGATCAAATGATGAAAGCGATCCAAAGTATTCAGGCTATCAACTACCAGGTGAAAAAACAAACTACAAAGAGGTATTGATTACAATGCCGGAAAAAGCTATTGAAGTAAGTTCAATGTCATTTGAAAGATGGTATGCCGATGAAAAGAGGCGTGGTAATTACTTAACAGAACTTGAAGATCTTTCGGATGCTGCTCTTACATTAGTTAAGAAGTCATTTGAAAAAGATAAAGAACGATATAAAGGGATTCCGCAGCAAATTGGAGATCGTGTATTCAAATCTAATCACTGGTCAGAACCCAACATACTTGCCCATGTAAGAATGAATACCCGGTTAGATGCAGAAGGTAAAAAAGTTTTGTTCATCGAAGAACTGCAAAGTGATTGGGGTGAGGTTGGCAGAAAGAAGGGGTTTGACAAAGGTGGTAATTTTAAAATTGTACCAGAGAGGGGTGGATTTCAGATATATGATGCACAGGGCGATACGTGGGGATTGTTAGCTAAGACTAAAGAAGAAGCACAAGGGATGGTTAATGACTACATGAGTAATAATTCAAAAACTACATTAATTCCATCTGCTCCATTCGTAACCGATACAAACGCATGGACTAAACTTGCCTTTAAAGTAGCATTGAAAGAAGCAGTAAAACAAGGTGCTGATAAAATAGCATGGACTACTGGAGAACAACAGGCAGAACGCTACGACCTTTCAAAACAGGTTGACTACATTCAACGTCATGCAGAAAATAGAGTAAATGAGGAAGATAATACCATTGATATAACTATCAGCTTAAAAGCAGGTGGAATACACGCATTAACTGTTGATAAAGCGACAGGTAAAGTAGCACAACAAAAAAGTCCGGGAGTAAGCCCAGAGGTATATTATGGAAAACCTTTGTCAGAAGTTATAGGCAAGGATATGGCAGAGAAGGTTATGTCAGCAAAATATGCGGCTAAATTTCAAGGCAATGATTTAAAAGTAGGTGGTGAAGGCATGACAGGCTTTTACGGTAATCCTGCAAAAAATAAATTAGGCATAGTAGGTAACGTAGCAAAGAGTTTGTTTAAGCAGGAACCGAAAACAGTAACAATAAATAAAGGGAAGAATGAAAATTTAACTGCATTTCAATATGATGGGACACAGGATATTTCTGGTATGCCTGGAGAAGATGTTGTAGAAAAAGGAGATTGGATTGTAAAAGACCCAAGTGGATTTATGATGGCTGTTGGTGGTAATTCCGCTTCCGAAGCTATTGCAGAGTTTAAAAGTGCTGCCATAGATACACAAACTAAAACTGGTGAAATAAATGAATCCACTCAACATTCAGTAGATATAACACCAGAAATGAAAGAACAGGTTGAAACGGGGTTGCCGATGTTTATGAAGTCGCCTGATGGGAAAATTTTGGGTTTTTCGCATGATGGGAAAATTTATTTGAACGGGGCAGAAATTAACACTAACACACCGATACACGAAGCAAGCCATATATGGACTGAATGGGCAAAACTGAATAATACCGAAGTATATAACAGGGGTATGCAACTAACCGAAAATTCAAAGTACCTTAAAGAAGTAAGAAACAATGAATTTTATAAAGCAGAGGCATCAAAACTTGGTAGCGAAGGAAGCAAAGAATACAGTGATTACATGAAGCATGAAGCCCTTGCAATGGCAATAGGAGATAAGGGAGCGCAGTTTGTAGGAGAAACAAGAAAAAAAGATTTCAAAGAGTGGTTAAATAACCTTTGGAATAAAATAAAAGCAGCCGCAGGGTTTAAGGATATTACAGCAGCAGAATTACAGAACCTAACCTTTGATGAATTTACTAAACGTGCAGCAGCAGATATTTTAAGAGATGAAGAACAGGAGCAGCCAAAACCAAAGGAGGCTAAACCCAAAAGAGAACCAGTAGAAGGTGAGGGAGAATTAACCGGAATTACTCATGCCGAAACGGATGCGGTTGCCGCAGAATTAGGATTGCCTACCTATGATACAAAACCAGAAACTATGGCGGAATGGGATGCCGAGGTTGACAAGCGGATAAAAGAAGATACACAGGCTATTTCTAAGATGCTTAATAAGTTAAAAAGTGGCGTAGAGGCAGATAAGTATGACCAAAGGATGATGATGCGTTATTTAGCCTCCCTTAAAGCCAGGATTAATGTTTCTCCTACCAATGAATTACTTAATGAATACAAAGAAGCCAAAGACCTTAGTGATATAATGGGTGGTAGGGAAGTAGCTAAGAGTTTAGTTGCAAGAAAAGGGTTAATTCCAGTTGATGATAGTATGGCAGGGATGCTTGTGCAGGAAATTGAACTTAACCAAAATGCACCACTTACCGAAAAACAAAAAGAACAGGTAATAAAAGAGTATGAGGAAATTAAAGCAGCAGAAGCAGCATATAATGAAAAGATTTCTAAATTAGAATCAGATGATACAAAAAAGGAATCTATAGAAGTAGTAAAAAAGACAAAAATATCTTCAAAGAAAACAAAAAAGACACATGATGATTATGTAGCTGAAAGAAAAAAGATTGAAGAAAGTATTAGCGAAAAACTTAAAAAAGCAAGAGGTGAATTTAATGTTACCCCAATTCCATACGCTAAAGAATTATTTGCTATTGCTCCAGACGTAACCAGATTAATGAAAAGTTATGTAGAAGAAGGTATTTCAAAATTAGGGGATATTATAACAAATATTCAGCAAGAATTACAGGCGTATATCCCGCAAATAACAGAACAAGATGTACATGATATTATTGCCGGTAATTATAATGGGAAAAGAAAAACAAGGAATGAAATTTCAGCCGCTATTTTTGATTTAAGGGAGGAAGCAAAATTAATTACAAGACTTTCAAATTTAATTAATGGGATAGAACCAACTAATGAAAGACAGAAAATAAAAAGAAATCAAGAAATAGAAAGCCTACGTAATAAAATAAAAGAGTTCGGAAATGAAAAACGGGAGGCTGCAAATAAAATAAAGGAAGCACAAAAAGAGGAAGAACGGCTTATTAGAGAATTTGAAAAAGAGCAAAGTAAAATTGAAAAAGAACGATTAAAAAAAGCAACACAAGAGCAAAAAGAACGTATTCGTGAATTAGGGAAGAAAACACCAGAAGAAATTGCTTTGCAAACATTTAAAACAAGAACTGCTAATAAGATAAAGGAACTTGAAAATGATTTAGCTACTGGAAACTTTGACATACCAATTAAAAAAGACCCAATTAAACTTGATAAAGAAGCATTGGACTTAAAGGATAAAATGGTAAAGTTAAAAATGGATAGGCAGTTAAGAATAATAAAACAACAACAACAAAATTTATCAAATTGGGAAAAGGCGCAAAAAGGGGTAGCAGAAATATTCAATATACCACGTACATTAATGACCATAGTTGATTATTCAGCAATGCTAAGACAAGGTATAGTGCAAACTATTTCACATCCATCATTAGTATTTAATGTAGGGATGCAAGACGGTAAAATAAAATTAGGTGGTGCAGCAGCCGATATGATAAAAGCAGGGGTATCGCAAAAAATGTATGACAGGTGGTTTTTTGATTTAAAAGAAACTCCACGTTTTGCATTAATGGAAGAATCAGGTTTAGGAATAACAGACAGTACTAATCCATTACTTAGTGCAAGGGAGGAAGGATTTATGAGTAGCCTTGCAGAAAAAATACCTATAATCGGCAAGACGTTGAATATCGGGAAAGTTAAAATTCCTGGAACTAATCTTGTAAAAGGTAGTGAACGCTCCTATTCTATGTTCTTAAATAAAATGAGAGTTGATGTGTTTAATAGATTTGCAGATGCAATGCAGGAAAGAGGTTTGACATTTGAAAACAGTCCAGAACAATATAAGCAAATGGCTGACTACGTAAACAATTCCACAGGCAGGGGTAATGTAGGTGAAAAATTAAATAAAATTGCACCGCTTCTTAATTCATTATTCTTCTCACCCAGATTAATTGCATCAAGATTAAATATGCTTACTTATTTGGCACAACCAAGATTTTATAAAACAGTTCCTAAAGAAGTTCGTGAGGCGTATTTTAAAGATATGGGTAAGTTTATAGGATTAGGGATGTTAGTTTTAGGATTATTTTCTTTTGCCGGTGGTGAAGATGATGATGAAGATAAAATAACGGTAGAAACAGACCCAAGAAGTTCCGATTTTGGAAAGATAAAACAAGGCAATACAAGATGGGATATTTGGGGTGGATTTCAGCAATATGTAAGAGTAGCAGCCCAAGCAATAAGTGGACAACGAAAATCAGCAAATAGCGGAAAAATATTTGACCTAACAGGAGAAGGGCCATTTGGAAAAACAAGGGCTGATATTATCTTAAGTTTTGCCAGAGGCAAGTTAGCACCTGTACCGGCAATGGCAATTGATATGTTTTCAGGTAGAACAACAATTGGCGATAAAGTAGTAATGAATTGGGGAGCAAAGGAAGATGATAAAGAGGTAAGCGTAGATAGATACTTAAAAGAACATTTAACTCCATTGGTATTTACCGGACTAATGGAAGCAATAAAAGATCAGGGGGTTAAAGCAATATTTACAGTTGGCGTTACTTCTATTTTTGGCGTTGGTACGCAAACGTATGATTTGAATAAAAAGTAAACAGGTTTTCAAAGAAAGATAATTGGTAACTTTTAAAATTAAACGAAATGCCTTTTGTTTCAAAATCACAGCAACGACTTTGTTTCTCCCTTAAAGCCAAAGGGAAGAATGGAAGTTGGGATTGCAATAAATGGCAGTCAGTAACCAAAGGGAAGCTACCTAAAAAAGTATCGGCTAAAAAGAAGTAATTTCAAATTTAAAATAAAAACGAAACGACATGACAACAGAAACAGAAATTAATCAGCAAATTGATTTGGAATTTAAAAAATGGAATGATGCAGTTTACGAAGGGGATAAACTACCCAATGACATAATGGAAATATTTAAAAAGGCAATATTCAGACTTGCCCCGGCATCACACAGAATACCGGCAGATGTAATAAAGAAACTGGCTAAGACCAAAGTGGAAGATTTAACCAACATGGAAGTAGCACTTGTGCTTAATCAAATATCAGCAGTACCGTTATCTGATCTGTATAAAGATTTGTTTGAGGCACTTGCAAAAACAGCTAAGATCGAAACCATAAAAATGAGTTACAACTTAATGGTAAAAAATCTTAATGAAGTAATGGAAGAAAAAAGACAACGGTTATTAAAGTTAAGCGGGGTAGAGAATAATAAACAACCAAACAAGTTATTTACAGCGTAAAATATAAGGTATGCCCAAAGTATTAAAAGAACAAGAATTAATAGGTAATCGGTTTAATCGGCTTACAATAACTGGGTTAACTGAAAAGATAAACGGTAGAGTTTATGTAATTGCAGTTTGTGATTGTGGGGTAATAAAGAATTACCAATTAGGTCATTTAACAAGCGGTAGTACTAAGTCTTGTGGGTGCAAAAGAATAGAAATGGTATTGGCTAAAAACGAAAAGAACCCCGCCAATTTTCAGCATGGCCTTAATAAACACCCTTTGTTTTCGGTATGGAATAATATGATTAGCAGATGCTATAGGGAAAAAAGTATTGGGTATAAAAATTATGGAGGTAATGGGGTTACAGTTTGTAAAGAATGGAGAGAATCTTGCATGGCATTTTATAATTGGGCGGTAGCAAATGGGTGGAAACCTGGATTACAGCTTGATAAAGATAAGTTATCCCCAAATAAAACAGGCAAAATATACTCTCCAAAGTATTGTTGCTTTTTAACGAGAAAAGAAAATATGCAGTATAGAAAAAATGCTATACTTATATCATATAAAGGTCAAAAGAACAATACATCTAAATGGGCTGAAATATTAAATATTGACGTTAATGTTATACGTGATAGGTATAAGCAAGGGTGGAATGTAAAAGATATATTTGAAAAACCAATTAGGACAAAAAATATAATTAAACAAAAAGCAAGTTAAACTATAAAAATCATGGCAAATTTCATTCCGTCATTTCACTTTTTAAACCCGCTTGATAAGGTTTCTGGTAAAGATTTTGCACTTTCTGTAATTAATTACTACTGGCATAATACTGCTACATTTTCTTTACTGGAAGGGAAAAATGTACGTGAAATTGAGCAATATGCAGCAGGGGAATTTGACCTGCTTCCATTTAAAAAGATTTTCAAGTCAGAACAAAAGCGGCTATTGCAAAACTCCAATGCAAATACATTGGAGAATAAAAGAACAGCCATAGGCATTGATTATTATTGTTACCCGCTTATACCAGAGAAATTAAATAGCGCAATTTCTATCATTCAAAAAATACCCATTGAAATATCATGCGTTGCTGTAGATCCGTTGGCTATTGAAAAGAAACAAAGTGATGTAAACTTTTTAAAGAATAAGGCAGCAGTTGAATTGGAATTACAGGATGTACAGGACAGGTTGAATTTAGGTAAGGTAGATTTAGGCACTACCGAAAACGCTTCGGTAGAATTTTCAGATAGCCCATTCGGTTTGGACTTAACCAATAATGACGAACTTGATATATTTATCAACCTGATTTATTCATTAAAAATTGAAACCGCATTTGAAACAATACTGGAATATTTTAAAGAACTTAAAAAGATAAACCAGTTAAAGTTGATGGAGATTAAAGACCACATGAAATACGGGGTTTCATGCCATAGTGCTTATGAAAATGATTTGACAGGATTGCCGGATGCCGAATACGAATATCCAGGTTCGGTACTTACACCATACAGTGAGTTGCCGGACTATTCAGATAATACCCACAGGATAATTCCAAAGGCAGTTACGCCAATGCAGTTATTTGATTATTTCGGAAGTGAAATCGGGAGTGAAAAAGAATTGGAAGAACTAATAAATAATGCTCAATGGGGATATTGCTTTTGTAATAAAATTGAAAAGCAGCCAAGAAATAATTGGGATACATGGAAAATGAATTTGCTGTATGTGGAAGTAAAAACAATTGATTGGATTGGCATAAGCAAAAGAAAGAATAGCAGGTTTTCTACATTCACAACAGACCCGGATAAAGCAACAGAAAAAATATGGGCGCAAAATACATACGGTTTCTGGTGGCTGCAAAATACAGAAAAAGTATTTGGTATGCACAAACTGCCATATTCACAAAGAACAAAGGGTAAAGAAAGCTATCAAAACTTTTCTACCAACATTTATAAAAGTCAGGAAAAAAGTGCTGTTGAATTATCAATAGGTGAAAATAAAAAAGCACAGATAGCAGATATTAAATTGCAACACGCAGTTATCATGTCAAAACCAGGTGGAGGTTATTTTGATTTAAGGTATATGCGTAGTGCTTTAGAAAGCCTTAAAGATGATGCAAATGACTGGACAATGGAAAGGCTTTTAACCCTTGCATGGGAACAGAATATTATGCTTGGAGATACCGAAGGGTTTGATGGTAAAAATGATGGTCAGTTTAAACCGTTTATTGATATACCCGGAGGTTTAAAATCAGAAATAATCGGGTACATGAATATCATTGCAGCAGCCAATATAAATATTTCCCGTATCACAGGAGTTAACCAACAACTTACTGGACAAAGTGCAAATGAAGAAGGTTTAATAGGATTGCAGAAACTACTTATCAATGCAAGTATAAACGCACTTCATTATTGTAACGAAGGCGTAGAGTTTCAGATGCAAGCATTATTTTCAACATGGGCAAGTATTGTTCAGGATGCGATCAGAAAAGGAGGAAAACCCAAAAAAGCTATTGAAAATGTAATTGGCGCAAAAAAAGTAAGTGTTATTGACGGGTTAAAGGATGCACCACTGCATGAAATAGGAGTATTTGTAAAAATAAAACAGCGTGAAGAAGAAAGGCAGTTATTCAAAAATAAACTGACACAATTAGAACAGGCCGGTGTATTATCAGCATCCGATTCATTTATGGTTAATAACATTGCTAATCCGAAAGACCAATGGGCATTTATTGCAGTTAAAGAGCAGCAATTTAAAAAACGTGCCGATGAAATAAGGCAGCAGCAATTTGAGCAATCACAGGAATTGATTAAGCAGCAGGGAGAAAACCAAGTCGCATCTAAAGCGGCAGAAGCAGAAGGAAATATTAAAAACACCTATGCCAAAGGAACTGTACAGGCACAGATAACACAGTTAGCAGGACAGTTAGGTATGAGCGAAATTCAAATGGAAGGGCTGATAAAAAATCAATTACAGAAAGACAGGAATAAAGCGCAGACAGATAAGAACATTGAAACCCTTACTGTTAAAAATAATCTTCAACAACAAAATGCTTTACAGGCTCAATAACAATGGCAAGAAAAAAAACAGCAGAAGAATTGATACAGGAGTTTAAAGAACTTTTTGTTGAAAGGGAATTAAAGTATCTGGAAAAATTACTTATTCAGGACACCAGTGATAAAAGCCCGGAAGAAATTGCTTTACAGGAAGAATTAAACAGGGATGAAATGAAGTTTTTAAAAAACCTGAAAGCACGTTTAAAATATGTAGAGGATTTGAATAACCAGTTGACAGGCAAAACAGGTAATGAAAAGGTACACAGCAACCAGGAAATATGGGCAAAGATAATTGAGATGCAAAGTAGCGTTGGTAAAATAGTTACATCAATTCCAAAAACAGGTTCCGATTAATGAAAGCAGACCCAATAACAGGCTTTAAAGTTAAATTCAATATCCTTGACTACAAGGATGTTTGGAAAACTGCGCCTACAAGATTGGAGGAAATAATTAATTGGGATAAACCACCGGAAGAATGTGTTTGGAAAAGGGTAGTGCCGGATGTAGTTACAGAAAGATACAAGCAGCAGGAAGTAACCAGAATATTAAAGACAGGAGTTTGGATTTTCATAAAAGAGATGCCTGTTTGGTTGCCACCATCCTATTACTTTTTTTTACAGAATTTCAGAATGGGATCTGGTTATCCTGAATTTAGATTGAAAAGATTAAAGCAGGTTTACCATAAACTAAGGGTAAGAAATAATCCAAGAGCCATAGGAAGTTATACAATCAAAAACCGGCAGGACGGTGAAACAACCATAAGCATGAGTGATGTGCTTTGGGAATCAGCCATAGGTAATATGGACTTTGCATCAGTAGGTATTCAATCAAAGACAAGGGATACTGTTATGAACTCATGCTGGAGAGTTTTAACAATGGGATGGAACAGTATGGATAAATGGGTAAAGGATATTCTGTTTGCCGATTTTGCCAGTGGGGATAAGATCGCTGAAAAAATGAAATTTGTAAGTACGGCTACCGACACCCATCAGGGCAGGGATATTTTACTTACTTATGGAGCATCAGGACACAATGTATTTGATTCCATGAATAATATGCGAAGGTGCGTATTGGATGAAGTGAATAAATGGGAGGAATGTAGTTTTTACGCTACGTTCTTAAACTATCAGAAATTCATTGCACCTGGAACAGAACGAAAAGGAATATTTGATATATTTTCTTCTCCCGCAGATACATCAGGAAAGCATAATGATGAAGCCTTTGAATTTTGGAAGGGTAGTAACCCGGATGAATTAACAGAGGCCGGTTCAACTAAAACAAGAGTATTCAGATATTATTCAAATCCATTGGAAGGAATTGAAGGTATGTATGATAAATGGGGTGATGCAGATGCAGAGGATATTTATGCAAAAATAATGCAGGACAGGAAATCTATTCCAAAAGAGTTTTTAATGAGTGAAATAAGGGCTTTGCCGCTTAATGAGCATGAGATGTTTGGCAGTACAGATCAGGTAAGAATTTGGGATAATACAGAAGGTATAGCTGAAAGAAATATCCTTCTTTTAGGAAGTAAAGTAAAAGACACAAAAACAAATGAACCAATTACGGTTTACGGTATTCACGAATGGAAGGATGGAGTAGTTGATTCAGAAGTGGTTTGGAGGATGTCAGATGCCACAGAATTTAATGTTGATAACGCAAGAGTATGTTACAGCTATATCCCTTTAGAGCATGAAAAAGACCCGTTAAAAAGAGATAGTGATGGAATCCCAATGCCGCCAATAATAGTTGGTAATTCATTGGGCATTGACCCCTATGATAAAAGACACACATCAGGTAACAGGCTTTCAAATGGAGCAATGGTAAATCATAAGTTCTTAGACTTTTTTGAAACGGGTATTTATAAATGCCCAACAATGATTTACAGTAACCGGCCAAGCCACCCTGAAATATTTTATGAAGATGCAATAAAAGCCGCAGTATTTAACAGGGCTATGGTTCAGGTAGAAAATAAGAACTCAAACATTGTAGATTACTTTCAAGACAGGGGTTACATTGATTGGATGTTATCCAAAATAGGGTTGCCACAAAACTCATTGGTAAAAGGTGATGCTCCAAGTGGAGGTAAAAATGCTTTTATGGATGAAATGATAATGCTATTAAATAGCATTACAAATACTCCATTGCACGAAGGAGATAAGTACCATTTAGAACAAAATTGGTTCTTGCCATTGTTAGAAGATATGCTGAAATTCAATAAAAAAGATACGCATAAAAATGACCTTACAATGGCATGGGGACAAGCCTTAATCGGGGCAATGAAGATAATGAACAGGAAGGTGAGAAAAAAGAACCCAGAATTAGGAGGCGTTTTATCGTTTTTGTGTGGATAATTCTTATATTTATGTAATTTATTAAAAGTCAATGGCAGCAACCGTAAAAACATTATTACCGAATACCGAAACAGAGATATTCTATAACTGGAATGATCTGTATGGTTCAGAGGTCAAAGCTGTAAATATTACCCTTTGTAATACATCGAATACGGATGTAAAAGTGCATTTAGGGTTTGTTGTACCAAGTGGATTATTTATTGCCGGAGCAGTTTTAAGTTTTGCCACCGTTCCTGCAAATGATACCATAACAATTGAGGTTACTGATAGAATAATAAGCACAGATGAATCTATAAGAGCCTGGGCGGAAGTGCCAAATGTGATTTCTTTATCAGTAGATTTAGTTGGGGACATTAACCAAACAGACATCGAACCAATAGTCTTAGCATAAGACTATAAAACATATTTAACTATGAAAAAATTATTTTTAATATCAATACTAATTGCCTTAATGTTTTCTGTAAAGGCACAAGTATTATTCCCCGTTAATGGGAGTATTGGTAATCCTAATGCCAATAATTTTTTATATACAATTAACGGTGGAGTAAAACCAACAGTCGGACTTATACTTCCAACATATACTGATACAACAGCCGCAAATGCTAATCTGTATATTAAATGGTATGACGGGGCTATGATAAAAACCACAACACCAATAGTAGCAATTTGGTATCGGTATTTAGCTATACAAAAATGGGTTCAACTACTTCCGTCAGGAGGCAGTACAGGGGATGTAGGATGGTTGACTGTAGGAAATACTTGGGCTAATGATGTAGATGATCTAACATTTGGAACACTTAGTGGCAATAGTATTTTATTCAAAACAAGAGCCTTGACAAGACTTATATTAGATAGTACAGGGATATTGGCAGAAAGTGGCACAACAGTAGGGTTGGGCTATGACCCAAGTAACGGAAATAGGTTAACTCAATATAGCGGTGGGGGTGGTACACCTATTGTTGTTTCCGATTCTGCCTGGTCATTAGACGGAAATAATAATGCAAGTGGTAAATTTCTTGGTACAACCAATGCGAATGATTTAATTATAAAAACTAATAACGCTGAACAGTTAAGGTTATTTTCAACTGGCGGAATAAATATACCGGCAACAGTAGATAGTACAGTTGGTGTAATTTTTAAAGGTTCAGATAGGTTTATTCACGATTTTTCTTTACCCGGAGCGAATTTTTCGCAAACTGGTCGTAATTTATTTATAGGTAGAAAAAGTGGAAACTTTACATTGACAGGCAGTACAGGGCCTTACGGTACTGGTAATTTAGGTATAGGAGATTCATCTTTGTATTCAAACACAACTGGTTATCGAAATGTAGCAATAGGGGCATGGAACGGCAATACTAATACAACAGGATATGAAAATACAACTATTGGTGCATACAGTTTTCAAAGAAACACAACTGGTTATGATAACACATCAGTTGGTTCGCTTTCTATGTTTTGGAATACAACTGGATGGAGAAATACAGCTCTTGGATTTAGCACACTTCAATTCAATACAACAGGTACAAGAAATACAGCAATCGGCGGGAGAACTATGTGGACTAATACAACAGGGTTTGCTAATGTAGGAGTTGGGTTTGATGCTTTGTACGGTAACATTGTCGGTGACCATAATGTAGGAGTAGGATTAGATGCGTTATACTGGAGTGATGGAACTCATAATACTGCCATCGGAGATTCTACATTGTGGGGGTTATACGCTTTAGGTGTTAAGCACATGGGTTATAAGAATACTGCTATTGGAAGCAGGGCAGGCTATCACTTAGGAGATACTTACCCAAATTTTGCAAGCATATATGATACAGCAGTTACTTTTTTAGGCAGTAATGCTTCTCGTGATAGCAGCATACCATATACAACATCTTTACAAAATATGACTGTTATTGGTTATGATGCGAGAGGCTTTGCAAGCAATCAGGTTGTATTGGGTAATGACAATGTAACCTCAACACTGTTGAAGGGTTCATTAAATGCAAGAGGATATGGAGTAGGTTCATATACAGGAACGCCAACCTATGCCCTACAAGTAGATGCAAGTGGGAATATTATTGAAGGTTCAGTTGTCGGCTCTACCCCCACATGGCAACAAACACTTACAGCAGGAAGTACGTTGACGACTGATAATACTGTAGATGCGGATGGGAACCTTTTTGAGATTACATTGGCAGACTATATAAATTTTGAAGCGGGCAGTACAAGGTTTAGTAATTTAGCAATTTATGAAGATTCAATATCAATTAATCCGGGGTTAGGGCATTTAGACATTGACACACTCACCAACAACACAGCCCAAAATACATTAATGGGATGGGTTGAAACAGCCGGAGTAGATAGGGGTCACGTAGGCTACATAACAGTAGGTAGTGGTTTATCTTTATCAGGTGGGGAATTAACTGCAACAGGTACAGGAACTATAACAGGTACGCTTACAACTAATGAACTTGTATATGGTACAGGGGCATCTTCTATTGGTTCATTGGCAGTTGCTACTTATCCATCATTAACTGAATTAAGTTATGTTAAGGGGGTTACGAGTGCTATTCAAACACAGATTGACGGTAAGGCAAACACAGCCCTTTCAAACCTTGCCGTTCCAACAGAAATAAATACAAGCCTTATAAGTGATGCAGATAATACAGATGATTTGGGTAGTGCTTCTTTAATGTGGAGGACTGCTTATTTGGGTACAAGTGCTTTTGTACCGTTGGTTATCGGAGGTACTTCCACAACAGCCGATTTAAATTTTCAGACAACAACAGGCGCAGGTACAACAGGTTCGTTTATGGATTTCCTTGTGGGTAATAACGGGGCTATTCGTGCCATGCGTATAAATGATGTTGGCGGTGTTGGTATCCTTGCACCAACAACCATAGACGCAAATCATGGCTTAACGATTAAAAGTCCTACTAATACAGGAAGTCATGGATTGAAGATATTGGCATTGAATGAAACTGCAAATATTCAAATTGGCTGGGGAATAATTGAAGGTAGCAGTACGTTAAGGGTAACGGCAAACGGAGCAATATCCATGAATACAACAAGCGGCGTATTTGTTGGCGGTACGGCTGCGCCGGTGGCATCTGCAATTATGGAAAGTTCATCTACAACAAAAGGATGGCTGCCACCACGAATGACCACGACACAGAAAAACGCAATCAGCAGCCCGGCAGAGGGGTTGATTGTTTACGATACCACATTGCATAAGCTATGTGTTTATACAGGTAGCGCATGGGAAACTATAACATCATTGTAAAACATTTTATGAAAGCAGCCTTAATAATTCTTTTGTTCCCGTTGTGCTTAACAGCGCAGGACACAATACCAAAAATACTTGTAATTAACGGAACAGAATTATGGCTGAAAATAGGTGGTGATTCTACCCGGATCAGCAACCAAGCATCCGGCAGCGCATCATCAGCAACACTATCAACCATTGAAGCCATTGGAAGTTACAACGGCGCAGCAACAGCATTGTTTATAAACGACACAATTCGGGGCGGTACATTCTTTCCTTATTCGGGCAATGATGCAGCAGATAACGGAATGATATTCGCAGATGCCAATAACAATAAATGGAAGCGGCAGGCGGGTGTTAATATGGATGTACGTTGGTACGGTGCAGGTGCAGCCCGTACAGGTATTGAGAACTGGAACGCAATAACAGCCGCAAAGAATTATCTGTTATCACACAGACAAAGTTTTGAATGGCTTTATTTTCCGGCAGGTGAATATGCAGTTACATATACTTTATTTTTTACTGAAAGCATAAAGATTAAAGGTGGTGGTGGAGTATATACTTTGCCATCAGCTATACTTACTTTCCCGTGGAATACAACAGGCATTGCCATACATGAATACCAATATGATTTTACTTCTGAAATTAGAAATCTGCAATTAAAAAATACATACAGCATTGAACCAATAGACAGCAACAAGCATTTGATTGACATTCGCTGCAAGGTTATCTTAGATAATATATATATCCCATTGGCATCAGGTGTAGGGATAAATTTAGAAGGGTGTGCAGGGGGGGATAGCACAAACAACCCTATATTCGGTAGTGTTGATTTCTCATTGGTAACCAACTGCAAAGTTAATTTTGCCCTGCATGGCTTTCGTACTAACGGATGTGATGCCAACTACATAACATTTCATAACTGCGATGCCATGCAAAACAAACGGTGGGGAATATTGGATAACGGATTTTTAGGTAATAACTTTTATTCAAATTCATTCGCTGCAAATAGTAACGCATCCATAGCAGGGACAGCCACCACAGTAAGTTTTAACGGTGGGTATTACACAGCAACTTTCCTGCATGATGATGGCAGTGGTATTAATAAGCAACCCGATTTATTTCCTACATACTGGACGGTGGTTGAAGCACAGGCAGCAACGCCGTGGGATAACGCAAAACATTATTGGTCAGGCGGGGCATTTGCGTCAACACATCCATCAGGTACTTCACAATGGTACAGCCCTTATGTGGAAGGAGATCAGCCAATGCCATCATTAAATACCCGTTCAATAATATTTGCCGGTGTACGTGGTGCGGGTTCATCATTCGGTCAAATATTCCGCAATCAGGGAACAATGACATTCAGCGGCAAGACAAATGTTTACGGCGGTAATTTCGGTATTGGGGTTTCAGACGTGGCAAATATTATCCATCCGTTTACAATGGAAAGTACTGTGAACGGTACATTGGCACAATTTAAAACATCAGGTACAGCCGGTGTTATCTCTTTACAGGCAGCAGGTAATTCCAATGCTTATTTTTGGTCGCAGGGAGGTAATTTATATTACGGGGTAAACGGGGTTCAGATGGTTCTTAATTCAACGGTGTTTAAAGATTATGGTGGTAACGGTGTTATTGATTTGGGAAGTGCAGGCAACAGGTTTAAAGACGTTCACGCTGTAAAATATTACGGGGATGGTTCAGCACTTACAGGAATAGTTGGCGGTGGAGGAATAACACAGCAGGCATTGGATGACACAGCCGCAGCAATACGGTCGGCAATACCAAACGTAACCGGGGTAACAAGAGTTTGGCTCCCTGATAACGTCATCAACAATAACGCATCAGCCAATACCCTTGCAGACGTTACCGGATTAACATTTCCGGTGGTTGCAGGTACACGGTACAGTTTCAAGGTGGTGGTGGTATATAATTCAGCAGCCACAACAACCGGCAGCCGCTGGACGGTGAACGGCCCGGCAGTTACAGATATAAGCTACCGAAGTACATACAACACAACGGCAGCAGCGGCGACAATAAACACATTGGGTGCTTATAACCTGCCATCCGCCAGTAACGCCAGTTCAGTAACAACCAATAACCGTTGTGTAATTGAAGGCGAAATATTACCATCGGCTAACGGTGATGTGCAGGTAAGGTTTGCCAGCGAAATATCGGCATCGGCTATAACAGCCATTGGCGGCATAAGCTATTTAGAATATCAAATTATAAATTAATATGAAAGTACTATTAACATTATTATTTCTTATGTTCTTCGGTGGTATGCAGGCACAATCCTATGATACCATTCCCTGCATACTTCCGGTGTTAGATTCAACCCGTTATTACGATTACCGTAAAGCAAATGGAACTTTGGCATGGGGTAATGTAAAGGGGTATGATTCAACCCTTATTCCTGTTGGTGGGTATGCAGTAAGAAAAGGATTGGTAAAAAATACCTTTGTTGCATTGGATGGATTTGTAGTTATGAAAACAGATTGTTGTAACAGGTCAGCGACAGTAAAGTTTCTAACATCCAATAAGCAGCCATTGGGCAAACCGTGGATGATTGTATGGCCTTATAATATACCCGTAAATGGATTCAGTTTATAGAAAAGGACTAACCATTGGCGATGCAAGAAACAGGGAGTTTAAGGTTTATGAAAAACCAATAAAAAAATATGATATTGTTGAAAAAATAATTATTCAGTTTAAAAAATCAAAGAAAATGAGACAAGACACTTATGTAGTACAGATTGAAGGAACAGATATGTATCTTATTGGGTACAATGCTGGTCAACCATCAGAATCGTTATTCGGGAACTTGGATAATGCTATTGAATATGATACATTGGAAGCTGCTCAACAAACTGCATCTATTGTCGGAGGTGGTACAGTAGGAACAATAAAAACCCATTCATGAAGAAGAAAATAAAACTATTTGTAATATATTTCCCGATTATATTAGTGGCAGCACAGGTAGCCGCAAATATCATGTATTTTGTCAATCCTGAATGGTACTTTAAAAACGGGTTTTATCTGAATACTTTCGTAGGAACTAATGTATTATTTGCGGTTTTTTTAGTTGTCTTTACACTGATGTTCAAGTTTTGTTCAGTTAGTAGGTGGGCTGCATTTGCTGAATTATTATTTGCAGTTTACTATCTTGTTATCCAAAAGGATGATGTTTATAATATTGTTTTTCAGATAACAACGGGTTTACTGGCAATTGTTGTTACTTTATGGCATTATGTTAAAAAGTATCCGTTTTGCAGATTGAGTTTAATAATTTCTTTTTTCAGCAGTTTATTTTCTACCGGTACTTGTAAAGAAGCCTTGCAGGATTGGGATAATAAAATTGAAAACAAGATTGATAACCATATTTTAAAAACCCGAACTCATGAATATAAACACTGAAGCGGTGATGTTTGTAATTGGGGTGCTGACGTTCTTAGGGGGCGGAATTATGTGGTGGGTTAGTAAATTGTTAGCTGAACGAAAAGAAGACTTAACGCAAAATATTACCATAAAATACATGGCAGAGGATATGCACGAAATGAAAGAGGAAATAAAAAGTATGAAATTAAAGTGCGACAGGATACCTATAATTGAAGAACAATTAAAACATTTTAAAAAATAATAATTATGAAAGAAAACTTTTTAATATCAATGTTTATGGAAGGAGGAAAAGTAAGTCATAAAAGATGGATAAGCGTAAGTATTGCGGCTATCTTAGGATGGTCAATAATTTATGCCATAGTAAGTGCAAATAATGATGGTGGCAGGTACAATATCATTGTCGCTACTATGGTGTTTATACTTATAATGAGTGGGGTAGCAACGGTTGCACAAATTGCATCCATAATTAAAGGGACTCCCGATAAGGCGCAGGATGCCCAAAAAGAAGAAACAAAAACAGAGTAATGATTGATTTAGGAAAATTATTTACCAAAACAGCACTTATCATTATACTGATAGGTATCATCTTGTACATGATAGTAAAAAGCAAATCATGAATATATCTAAATGGGTAAAGGATAATAAAACGCAGTTATGGATAGCAGCCTTTTGTGTGGTTGTAATCCTATTAGCTATTGTATTTTTCCAATCCCTTAAAAAAGACCATTCACTTGATATGGTTAAGCAGGAATTAAAATTAAAAGAAGAAAATAGAATATTAATTGAACAGGAAAGAAAGGCATGGCAGGAAGTAGTAAACAGTAAAGATGAATTTATCCGTTCTCAAAAAGATTCCTTATTACTAAACGATCTGAAAAGTAAAAATCTTAATAATCAATATAATGAAAAGGCTAAAGCTATTAACAATTATGGTAGTAATGAGTTGCGTGAGTATTTCCGCAATCTCCCAAACCAAACCGACAACGATTATTGAAAATGATTGGTTGCGTAATGCAGTTAAGTTAATTGAAAAAGGTAAGATAGATGCTGAAAGAGTAACTATCCTTAATCAGCGTATAGCCATATTAGATGGTATTATAAAAGCCCACACAGAAAAAGATACAGCAGTAGCAAAAGTAATAGAAACATATCAGGATGAATTAATAAACCTAACAAACCAAAGAGATATAGCAGTAAAGGAAATGAAGGCTCAAAACAAAAAGTACAGAAGGCAGAAACGTAAAACAGTTTTTGCAACCATTGGGGCAGCAGGAGTAACGGCAGCAATATTTATTTTTCTAAAATAATTTATTCACCAAATACAACTTTATGGTATCAGGTTCTTCTAAATACATATTGTATAATGATGAAATAAAGTCATTACCTATGAATAACCATTTGCTTACCTCTTATTTTATTGTTTAATTAAAAAATGTAATATGACAGAAATAAAATCAATGTCTGAAAATGGTATAAAGCATTTAATGCAAAGTGAAGGTGTAAGGTTAAAGCCTTATTTGGATACTGTGGGTATTCCCACTATCGGAGTAGGCAATACATTTTACGAAGATGGCAGCAGGGTTAAAATGACTGACCATCCAATAACTGAAAAACGTGCTATGGAGTTGTTTAAATGGGTATTAAGGCAGTTTGAATTAACAGTCTATACCAACACAAGGGATGATATAAACCAAAACCAATTTGATGCCTTAGTTTCATTTACATACAATGTAGGGCAACAGGCTTTTAAAAAATCAACTTTACTAAGGAGGATTAATGCAAGGGCATCAGATCAAAGCATTGAAAACGCATTTATGATGTGGAATAAGCCCAAAGAAATAATTGGCAGGAGAAAAAGAGAAGTGAAATTATATTTTACCCCAATAAGTAAATAAAAAAAGCCCGGTAACTACTCCGGGCTAAAACCTAAACTAAACGCATAAAACTAAGATTTATTTCTTACCTCCCATTCATTTTGACTTATTTAGGTAAGATGCCATGCTGAACATTTTGGGCATTGGTAGGCTCTTTTTTCCTGCCTATCCGTATTGCCAAATACTTTTTTAGCTGCTCTCTTTAATTGCTTTGCCAGCAGCTTTGCTTCATCTTCGGAGTACTTTATTTTATGACAGTGGTTCATTATGCTATATCCCCATTACCTTCTCTAAAAGAATCAACTATTGAAAGTTCACATACCCTGTTTGATAATCTACCAATTTCTTCAAGATAAAATATAGCTGCTTTTTCAAGTTCTTCAATCCTTGCTTGTTTCCGTATGCACATATCAGCCCATTCTTTTCTCTCTTTTTCTTTTATTGCCACAATCTTTTCTAAAGCCAATATCTTGTCTTTATCGGAAGGGGTACTATCGTCTAAGTTTATTTCGGAATCACCTTGTTTTTCTTTTTCATTAATGTTTGAAGAATGTAACTTACAAGAAATAGGGTGGTCGCTATTTAATGAACATATTGGGCATGGTACAAATTGATTGTGGTAAACTTCCATAGCTTCTATTGATAATTTTCTAACCATTTTATCATACTGGCCTAATCCACCGGCAGGCCATAACATTGTATTAAATACTTCTTCTGCTGTTTTCATGTTTTATGGTTTAAAAGTAATAGTTTTATTATTATCAATAGCATTGCTTAATGTGTTTTCTAAAGCCTGTAATCTTTTATGTAAAGGAGAATATACATTTGTACAGGTGGACTTCCTTTCGTTACATAATGAGCGAAGCAATTTTAAATCGCTCATGTAGTTTTCGTGGCTTGTATTTTGCAGCTCGTTAATTGTGTATCTGAATTTCATAATTGTAATAGTTTTAAGGTTTAATAATTTTGCTGTAGTTTAAAAATGCTGCATCCAGGTTATCTCCTTTCTCACATTGCTTATAACCAAATTCAAGGGCTAATGCTGTAACACTTGCATGGTTATCGGCTAACCGTTTATTATCTTCCCTTAGTGCTTTGTTTTCGGCTTGCAGTTCTTTTACCTGTTCTACCAGTATATCGTATGCACCGGCTTTACTAATGTTTACGATTTGATCTAATAAGTTGTCCATGATTGATAAATTTAATTTGGTTTAACTGATAATTTTTTTTCGATAATAACAGCTTCTACATCTAATGCAGAAACTCCGATCACCTTTGTTATTTGCTTTATAGTTGCTCCTGACTTTACATAGCCATAAATAGCAGCCTGTATTGTAGGGATGGAGGTCTTTGATTTGTATGGTTCGTTAAGTTTCATTTTGAATGTTTTTAAAGTTAATCGCAAAATGCTCCGTTTTCGGGTTCCAGATCAGGACATTTAATCACGTTGCGTTTCTTTGCAAGGTGCAGGTCAAATGCCAGGGAAAGGCTCTTTGTGCTGTCAGTCCATACAGTGCCTTTATTTTTGATTGGGTGGGTGGTGATGAAACTGTACAGATCCGCATGGATTTCGGCTTTATCTGTGGCCCAGTATTCTTCCATAGTCATTTTCCCTGTTCCATGTATGCCGTCTGTGTGGCTGTACTCCCAATTTAGTTTTTCATTCATTTGTAAAAACCATTCAAACTCTAATTCTGGAATTGTAACGGGTATCATTATACCTGACTTTGTTACTTCTACTACTATCCCGGCTTTGGTCATGTAGTAATCATCAATGTAGAAATGTTGCGGTTGCTTTTGCATAAAATTAAATTTGAAGTTAATAAAAATTGGTTCTTTACAGGTATTGAGTTTGGATGCCTGAACAATCCCCGATCAAATCACTTGTTGTTTGTGTCCTATCGTATTTCCTTTTTTATTTGGTCTTAATAATTCAAGCGGGTACATAGCATTAAAATCATTTTCAGATAAATGATGTCCATTTACAATGTAGTAACATTCACCATCACAGGTAATCCGTAGCGTTGCTTCTGCTCTGTACCTTTTATTTGCAAGGTAGGCGTGGATACCGGAGTTGTTGGGTTGTCGATTTTTGGTTGGCATGAGTTTTGGGTTTAGTTGTTTTTAATGTGTTTACAGTTTACTTTCTTGCGGTTTTTGGTAGCTTTAAAGGTTACGGTTTGCCCCACTACTGGCACATTGTTAAATACTTTAAACCTGTATTTATTTACAGTAACGGTATCGTTATTTACTGCTGATACTGTGCCTGTAATAGTCATACAGGATTGAGATGTAGCCATTAAGATAATAATGATAATGACTAAGGTTAAGCCGGTCAGGAAAAACCTTTCTCCCTTTGGTTGCGTGTTAATTTTTTTCATGTTGTTGCTGTCTTGTTTTAGGTGTGTAAAGAATGAATGAAATAACTGATATCAGTAAATAAGTTGGCAATGTAATGAGCAATGCAGCCAGCATACAGTAAGCCATCTCAAAGAATATCCGTATCATGTATAGTACTGTGTTAATTGCTTTCATTTGCTTATGGTTTCGGTTTTGAAATGTGCTGTTAGAATTTCCCCTAATTGCTCTGCCCTGGTTCTGCTTTCTGTAATTGTTTTACCTGCTGCTATACAGTACAATGGCATATCCTTACCATTAGTACCTATTTTAGTGTAATACAGCATATCATCACTGTCATAAGTTGTAACTGTTGATACTGTGAATTTTTTCATGGCTTTGTTTATTTTAAAGTTTGATTAATTTTGTTTCTTAAATGAGTTGCAAAAGTTGCCTATATTATCCATGTGGGCATCTTCTTTGCCACTAAATACATTTTTAGCATAAAATGTATAATACGGGTGTTCTTTTAGTTTGTTTAATAGTTGGCTCCCACCTTGAAAGATAAATTCAACCCTCCATTTTGAAGTAAAATAATTCCCCTTAGATGATAATAAAAAGCCATCTTCTCCCCTCTGTATTTTATACTTATCTTCTGGGCCAAATGCAGTTTGCAATATTTCGTTTTCACCTAATCCGTTTGCCTTATCCATAAGGTTAGTAATATATTCAGGCAATAATGTTGTTATCTGTTTCATTGTTTGTTAAGTTTAGTTTGTTAGTTAATTAGTTTGTTAATATAAAAGCCATTGAAACGCTTTGCAGTTTTTAAGGTATGGCTGTGAATAGCAACCCCGTAATTTGTATGCAGGATAACGGTTTTAATGCCAAATGTTTTTGCTGTCTCAATAATATCCAATACATCCTTTTCAGTTATTAATTCCATTGGATCAGCAGTATTATCCTCCGTTTTACAATGTACATGGGCTGTATTATCCATAGGGTTAACATGAACTTCGTACTCATGTCCATTATCGGTGCAGTATGGTAATTGTTTTGTGTCCATTTTATTTAAGTTTTAAAAAGTGTTTAAATGGTTAATAAGGGGAAGATGCTATTTAGTTTACCCTTCCCGTTTCTTTTCATCATGCTTTTAGAAGTTACTGTAATTAGCATGGGATAGATCAAAGAACATTTTAAACCATGCTTTTAAGTTTGCTAATTGTGTTTTCATTTTGGTTTCAGTTTTGAGGTTTATAATAAATGGTTAATATGTTTTTAAATATGGGGCTTTGTTCAGTCAATATAAACTATGCCCGTTTTTGTATTTACCACAATACAAAGTTTAATATGGTATCTCTGCGCCGGTGATCCTGCAAGCTGCTGCAATTGCATCCCTGGTAATTTTGCGCTGCCATGCTACGTTCTGAAAACTGAAATTGAATGTATTTAAGCCTTTTGCTTTTAGTTCGTTTAAATGCTCCTTTGTGGGCTTCTGGTGGTGGGTAATTTGTACCCTGTCAATTTCATAGTTCAAAACAACTTCGCCGCCTTCAAATTCAAATATTTGGTTTTCCATGTTGGCTTCATCTCTTTTGGTTTCTGCTGCCGCTTCTGCTACTTCCAACAAGGTAAAAATGCTGTTCTTTTCGGTAATGATCGGCTTTGCATATTTGCCATTTAGTAACCGTATTAATTCAATTGCCTTTTTAACGTGGCCTGTTTGTCCGTTTGCTGCCATACGTTTAATAAGGCCGGTTATTGAGTTTACAAATAATGATCTGGTATAACAGCTTTCGCCGTTGTCAATGGCTATTATAGTTGCTGCGCTGCTTAAAATGCTTTTTTCAATACTTTTCCAGGCTTCATCCTGCTTTTGTTCTTCGGGCTTGTCGTTTTGGATCTGTTTTTTAATTCCTTTTAATGCCTTTTCCCGAAATTCGCTAAATGCTTTGTATGCGTTATCTTCCCAGCCGTTATATTTCTGCATCCTTCTGGTAGGAAAATTTGACGGGCCGCTTATCATTGGGCTAATTATCCGGCTCCTGGCTGACAAGTAGGCATTAAGATATTTAATATACCGGGCTTTGTAGGTTTCCTTTGTTTCGCTGCTTGCTTCTTTGATCTGTTCCAGGTCGCCTGTTAATTGCTCGTCATAATCTTTTATTAACTGCTCCCCTCTTTTCTCTGGTGAAAAACTTGTTCCCCTGTGGGCGTTTATTGCTGCCCTTAAAAGATGCTGCAAATGTGTTGCGGTTGGTTGTTGTGCGGTTGCTTCCATTTTAAAAATATTTTAGGCTGTTATTGATTTAGTTAAAATTTCATATCTGGCAAAAAATACCCCTTCGTTTTTCTTATAAAAACATAAATGAACGGGGCCGGTCATAGTATGGCTGTAAGGTTCTGAACAAGCAAACCCGTTTTTAATGTATATTGGGGGCAATACTTCTAAAAAGTAGTAATAGTTCTTTTCGCTGCATTGGGTTAAAGCGTTGTTACCTTCCTTAAAATTAAGTTTGCATTTTTCCAAAAAAGATGTAAACTCTTTTCTTTCTGCTTCTTCAATTTCATCAGCAAACCAATCAGCCGTTAATCTTTTTTCTTCTTCCGGTTCCAGTTCTTCAATGATCCATAAAAGTTGCTCTCTGGCTTCTTTTAATAGCTGTTTTTTTGCTGTTTCAATTGCTCCCTTAATGTTTTTAGTCTTGTAACTTTCTGCATCCTGTACGGTGTAAAGTTCAAGTAAGTGCTGGGCGTGGTCTTTGTTGATTAACATAATTTTTGTTTTTGTGGTAAATAATATTAAAACTAATCTTTGTTTTTTACTGCTGCAAGTGGTTTGTGTTGAACGGTTGTATTAAATGATGAACGGTATTAACTGACTATTTTAAAATCTCTCCACCATGATCCAATGACGTGCGCTTCTCCCTGGTCATTAGTTACCATTGCTTCCATTAGTCCGGCTTCTGTTTTTATTGTCCGGTCTGCTACTGTTTTATATTCTTTGCCTTTAGTAAAGCATTTGCCATTATTGTAAAGGTCTTTTTTTGCTTTGATCGTTGTCATAACTGTATTATTTAGATTGTGGTAAAATGATTTTTTAAGCTGTTTTTAACCTTATAACTTTAGCCGGTTGGTAGTTCGGGTGTCCTGCTTTCCTTAGTTCCTGCAATGCTTCACTATCCCATTTGTCCGGTATATTCTGCTCAATTACCATAGCGTAAATTTCGCTGCCGTTTTCTTCTTCCTGATCTTCCGGGGTTGGTACATAAAAAATTCCAGCTTCGTAATATGGGCCAAACTCATGCCCGGTATTTTCAATTATAAAAAATTCGGCTCCTGGATCTGGCTGTCCTGCTCCCCTTATTAGTTGGTTAATTAGTGCGGTACATTCCATTATTTGTAAATCTTCATCATGTCCGGCCTGTGTGCAAATTTCATCGTGTGGGGTGCTTACAAGGCTTAAAAATTCAATGCTTTCAGTTAGATTAAAGTTGCATCTTGTTGCTGCTCTGCTCCAGTTTATAACGGGGTATTGTGTTTGCATTGTGGTATAATTTTAAAGGTTGGTTAATTGGTTACTGCATTTTATTTTTTAATATTTTGGCTGCTCTTTCGCTTTTATGTCTGCTGTATAATTCACCATTTATAAAAACTTCGTGGCTATATTCTGGCAATGTGCTGCCCTCTTTTATTTCAATTACTGGCTCCTGAAAATTTGCAGCTTTGTAAATTGTGTGTGTTCCTTTCGCTTCTCTTATTTTAACTATGCAATGATCTAAGATGCTGCCGCCTCCGTAACTTCTGGTATTATGTACCAATATAGGAAAGTAGGCTTTGTGTCCTTTGCTTAATCCGATATAGCCAAAAATATCGTGTTCTTCATTCCAGCATCTGCCGGTTTTTGTATCTCCTAAATATATTTTTATTCTTCTTCTGGATTTCCTGCATCTTTCCATTGCGTTAATAACTTCCTGCGCTGTTTCCTGGTGGTAAGCAATTGGCAAAAGTGGTTTATCTTCTGCATTAATTAGTTGGTAATTTGTGGCGTTGCCGTTGTTGTGGTTTATTGTTAGTGTAGTCATCTTTTCACCTGCTTATTTTAATTTGCTTTTATTCAGGTTGCAAATGTTTTTGATTAGATTATAAAAGTACTTTGTTGTTTTTACATTTTACCTGTCTATATGATGGACGGTAATAATTAAGGGTTAAACGGTAATACCTGCAATTTTTTGCGCTGCTTTTAGGTTGTTATCGTAACTTATCCCGGCTGTCCATAAGCTGTAAATTGGCTGCTCGTCCTTTGTTGTTTCTCTCCAATTGATATATTTACCCTGAAAATCTGTAACTGCTGCCCAAACTTTACGGCCTCTGCTTTCGGTTCTGTCTGCTGCTCTTTTTAGGCTGTCGGCTTTGTTACTGGCTTCAATCCACTTATTAATATTTTTGGGCGGGCCAAACCTTCTGGCGGTTATTTGTTCGGCTTGCCTTCTTAGGTGGTCGGCTCTTAGGGTTGAAGCTGTTAAAATTGTGTGGGCCTTGTTGAATATCTTTAACAGTTCGGCGGCGGTGTCTGCTCCTGGTGTCTTAATCCATATTTTAAACTTTGGTTCGTGTTGGTTCCAAACTATTTTGCCGGTGTTATCTTCAACTATTATATAATAATAAAGGTTAAAATTTAACCCGCCTATTTCATGCAGGCCGCTTACATAATTTTTGGCGTGTTCTGTGCTTTCTGCTTTAAAGCTGGCTACATAGTTATTATAACTAACTGCTGTTAATCTGGCTGTATAAACTGAATAATTTTTCATATCTGTTTTTTTAAAGGTTTATGATCTTGTTATCAATTATTAATACTTTTTCATCTCCGTATATTTCAACGGTTATTTTTGAAAGTTTGGGCCGGTTATTACATTTTAATTTCTTAGCCTTTACCGGGCTGTATTTAGTCAGCAGTAAAAATATTACTGTAACGATCAGGCCCGAAATTAAACCGGCTGCAAATAGCCTTGTGTTGGTTCCTGATTGGTAAGGCTGCATAATTAAAGCATAAAGGCCGGTTAATAATAGTAAGGCTGCAAGTGTCCCAATTGAAATAATTAACTTTTGCATGGTGGTAAAATTTAGTTTTTATTTAAATAATGTTGCTGTATTTTGTTTAGTTCTGACAAAGTAAATTCCTGGGCCTGTTGCAGTGTCTTAAATTCCTTTTCTTTTAAGTCATTGGGCCAAAAATCATCTACAATTAAGCAGTAAAATATATCGTCCTGCTTTTCAATTACTCCGTTAATTACTCCATGCCTGTTTTTACAAAGTTCATTTGTTAGGATGGTGTAAAATGTGGCTTCATTTTCTGGATCGTGTTCTATTGTCATATATCCGCTTTTTACTGTGCTGCTTATCATTGTAGTATTTTTAAGCTGTTAATTTATAATTTTGTTTTATAGTGCTGCTTATTGTCTGGCTTCCGTACTTGTTGCGTATTGCTTCAATGCTCATTTTTTGCCCTTTGTTGCTTGTCTTATATTCGGCGGTTCTGAAAAACCAGGCTGTTATATCTGTTTTCTTTTTGGCCCAATTGAAGCGGGCCGGATCTGAATTTAATATTTTACAATGCTGCTTTGTATCTCCTGTAATCCATAGCCAACTACCAATTAACTCCAATTTGCAACCTTCTAAATTTACAACCTTGTTAACTGCTTCCTGATATGCTTCGGCCTGTAATATTTCCGCTTCTGCTTCTGCTGCTGTAAACTTTCCACCTTTGGCAATTGTAGATATTGCCCGGCTATATTGGTTGTTAATTTCCTGCATTACCTGTAAACTACCTCCCTTATCTGGGTGGTTTTCCTTTGCAAGTGTGCGGTAAAGGTCTTTTACTTCCTGCAATGTATTGCAGCTTTGAAAATAGTTTGTCATTGTGGTAAAATTTTGAATGAATAAAATAATAAATTAAAAATATAGTTCTTTTTTGGTTCTTTACTTGTGTATTATATGAACGGTAAAAAACAGGTTTAAACGGTATTTAATACTGATATTCATAAATAAATATAAAACCTGTTTGCCTGTGTGCTGTTACTATTATAACGCTGCTTTTTTGATCTGCTTTACGAATAACCGGCCAACATTCAATATAAACATCTGGGTTAATTACCTGATAATTACAATAACCTGCCGTTTCGTAACTAATAGCTATTTTAGCTTCAATTTTTTCCTGTAATGAGTAAAACCATTTAGAATTTTGCATTGTGGTAAATTTTAAGATGAAATAATAATTAATAACACTGTGAAGATAGGCCACCGGATAAGCCATTGCAAGCGTATTGTGATGAACGGCAAAATAGCTACATGAACGGTAAACATTAAGGATAAGTAAAACCCCTAAACCAATAATTTGCCCAAATTTCAAATAAACCCTATTACGGCAGGATATATCCTATAAAGGAAGAAACCCAATATTTGCCCCTATAAACTATACTGACAATTAATTTTTGCCTATATCATAACTCCCAAACTTTGCCAGACCTGCCCAACCTGGAAGCAAACCAAGATCATAAACAGTATAAAACCCAATACC